AATAATGAAACGCTTTTTTCTTCCTTTTCTGGCCATCTTTGCTTCCGCTTGCGTTGCTGGCTATTTGGCTTCAGATTTCAAATCCGTCTCCTTCTCCGCAAACTCAAACTGGAAGCGAGTCGTTTTTGCCAACCCTGATAGCTATATCAGCGAGCCCGGCGATATCTTACTCCCTACCCGTACTTCTTGCGTTATGGTACAGGCAGACGGAGGCGACCTCCAAGTCGCAGACTCCACCAACTTCGTCGTCACAGTCGTTGGCAAAGCCGGCGAGTTCCCCTGCGAATTCAGCCCAATCACCGTTAAAGACGGAAACACTCTCGTCATCAACAAACCGCTTAAACGGATCTTCGTCAAGGGAACCGGCACTGCTACCATAACCTCGATCTACAAGTCTAACTAATGAGAATAATTCCTATTTTGGTTCTTGTCGCTTCGCTTTGCGCGTTTTGCGACAGCTCCCTGCCGATTTTTCTCATTGAAAACGGCGGCGGAACTCCTGGCGACTTTAAGCCCGGCGCTACCAATGCCGTGCTTGAGACTGCTATTCGCTATACCGATGCTTTGGCCGACAATCTCATTACGATTTTTCAGAACAAGCACTCTTTTGCCAACGGCCTTCGCGTTATAGCCGATAACGTTATCATTTCTCCCAACTCTCCTGTCCAGGCTCTTCAAAACGACCTCGTAATTGTGACAAATTTTTATAGCAATTCCGACCTAAACATTTCTGTCGACCTTACTTCTCCTACACCAGATTTGGTTGGCGCTTCGGTCGTTGAGACTGCCGATAGATACTTCGTTTTGAGGTTTAACTTTCCTGAACCCGATACTCCCGTAGACTTCTTCCTTATTCTTTCTTGTTCCAAAACCAACGCTGACCCCGACAGCTCTTTGGTTTCCAAGCCTTTCCATTTCACCCATCTTTCTTCTCCCGCTAAATGAAAAAACTCCTTTTCTTCATCCTTCCCTTCTTCTGCCTTGCTGCCTTCGCTGACAGCATGAGTGTCTTTGTCAACGGTAACCTTACCGCTTTGAAGCCTTCTGCTACCAATGCCGTTTTGATCACTGCTAAAAACTATACCGACACCCAGATTCAGGCCATTCCTGCCGCTCATGACTTCGGCCCGGATATTGCTACTGCTAGTAATGCCGTTTTGACCGCTTCTAAGACTTATGCTGACACAAAGCTGCCGAAGTCTGGCGGCACCATGACCGGTGCCATCAATATGGGCAGTAAAAAGATCACTAGTTTGGCCGCTCCTACTTCTGATGCTGATGCCTCCACTAAAAAGTATGTAGATGACGCCAAGGCTGCTGCTATCAGCACCGCCGCTTCCGATGCTGAGTCTAAAGCTAATGCCGCTGAACAGGCCGCTATGTCTGGCGCCGCTCTTGATGCCACCACCAAAGCTAATGCCGCTCTTGCTAACGCTAAGAACTATTCTGACACCAACACTTTGGTCAGGGCTAAGTCTTATGCTGACAGCGCTGCTTCTACCGCCGCTTCTGGCAAAGTCTCTAAGTCCGGCGATACCATGTCTGGTGCTTTGAACATGGGTTCTAAGAAGATCACCAATCTCGCTACCCCTACCAGCAACGCCGACGCCTCTACTAAGAAGTATGTTGACGATGCTGCTGCTTCTGCCGTTTCCACCGCTGCTTCTGATGCCACCACTAAAGCCAATACTGCCGAAAGCAACGCTAAGACATGGGGCAGAGGTGCCACTAACGCTGTTCTCACCGCCGCTAAGACTTATGCTTCGTCTGTTGCTAGCACCGCCGAGTCTAACGCCAAGACTTATGCCGACGGCGTCGGCTCTTCTACTTTGAACAGTGCTAAAACCTGGGGCCGCGGTGCTACCAACGCTGTGCTTGCCACCGCCAAGACTTATGCTGCTTCTCAGGCCAGCACCGCTGAATCGAACGCTAAATCCTACGCCGACACTAAGAAGTCCGAAGCCATCAGCTCCGCTTCCTCTGATGCCACTACTAAGGTCAATGCCGCTAAGCTTCAGGGCTACACCTTTGCCGAAAACCTGAAGATCAAAATGGGCACTGGCGCTGACGCTCCCAAGGCCGCCAACAACTCTACCGCTTATACTCTTGCTACTGGTCGTGAAAAAATCGCTTTGACCAACACCGTCGCTGGCACTTCTCTTGCTTTGTTTGTCGATGTAATTTCTCCCGAAGCCACTCCTGTTACCGCTACTGTTCAGGCTGGCAATGCCAGGTATTGCACCGTTAATTTTCCTATTTCTGATGTTCTTCGCGGCAAAACCGTCAGCTTCCATCTTCTTGTCACTTGCGTGAACACCGCTGATTCCGTTTCTCCTGCCTGTGTCAAGGACTTCTATATCACCCATACTTTTACCGATCTTTAATCTATGAGACCTCTTCTTTTGAGTCTTCTCTTTGCCGCTTCTATGCTCCATGCTGCCTCGTCTTCCATGACCGTCAGCATGGAGTCTAAAGGCGTCCCTAAAGCCGAGTTCAGGAGCGGCACTAATTCTGTTTACACCGCTTGCAGATCCGAACGCATTAATTCTACAAACGCCATTTACCGTTCTTGCCAAGATTACCCCTTCCAGTTTTTTGTCTTGACTCAGACTCCCTCTGGTCAAGACACCATGAATTGTTATCCTGGTTATGGTACCTCTGTCGCTTCTCCTATTACTTTTTCCACCACTCTTAATTGCGTTCTTTTATCTTCTGGCGGCGAGGATGTTCTCATCGAAGCCCTTCCAGCTAACCCTTCCGTTAAGCTTTCTGTTAGCACTCCTTACGTTTCTGGCGCTTCCGTTAACGAGTTTTCCATCACCAGTACCGGCCACACTTCTGGCTATGTTGATTTTGTCGTTCGTCTTACTTATCAATGCCGCGACCAAGTCATTTCCAGAACTGGCGGTAAGTCTCCTGATTACCCTCACGCCCGCGTTCTTCTTTATAAATTTCACGTCCAGTTCCCTCCCGAATAATTGAGGACGGCGTTTGGCAATTAGTAATAACTTCATGCACAACCTTTTCTACTTATGATGCGTTTCTACTCCTGGTCCATTCGTAAAGCGCTGCTCGGCCTCGTGGCAGTGTCCGTCCTCTCCCTTTGCTCTTGTAAGACCTCTGAGCCTGTTTCTGAGCCCGTCTGGAACGATATGTATGAACTTCGTTCCTATCAGGTCGAAGTGATTACCAATGAGATCGTCACAACCGTCTTTATTTCCGCTCATACCGAAACCAACAAACTTGTCAAGGTTGCCGAACCCGTTACCGACTTTGGCGGTTATGAGTTCGAGCCTTTGAAGCCTGCTGAGGACATAAATGTCCCTAGCAATGCAATCGAGTTCCAATGCGTTGATGGGAGCTGTACCAAATGAGCAACGACCGCGTTGATGATCTTGAGCAGCGCTTGTCTGACCTTTCTCTTGATGTTGACAGCGTTAAGAAGCAGGTAGAGGCCGTTGGCTCTAACGTCTCTCATAACTGCAAACTTAACAAAGAAAGCTTCGAGAAGCTCAACGAAAAGTTCGATGAGCTTAACGAGACTGTTTTGACTACTATCGGCAGCGTCGTTGGCACTGTTACTGAGCTTTCCAAAGGCTTGGGTACTGCTGCCGGCCAAATCAACACCAATCAAAAGCAGATAAACCTCTTGTCAGAACGCACTCATAAGCTTTCAATCGCTCTCACCAAACGCTCCATGGCTCTCTGGGCCATTCTCGTTGCCATGATCCTCTCGTTTATCGGCGGCAGTCTCGTTAAGTGGTCTAAAGTCGAAAACTACTTTGACAGGACTACCGCTGCTGACCGAGCCGAAGTCGTTAAGCAAGCTATCGAAACCGCCGTTAAAGTTTCCAAATAATGTCTCGCACTTACGTTCCAGATTATATTCCCGGCAACATCGATCTTGCTGACCGTGGTTATAAGACGGCTGTCAACAACAAAGACGGTTCTGTTTCTTCTAATTACACTCACACCTTTCTTGACGATGATGGTTATTATACCGTTGCTCCTGGCGTAGTCGAAAACGGCCTTTATGATTATCGCGTTGGCTCTCCTCAAGATTCCAGAGATCGTTTCAACCGAACCGGAGAGTTCTTTGGTAAGTTCCGTAACCTCTCTGATTCCGAAGATTTTGCTCATCGCAATCATCTTTTATCTTATTTTGACATGAAGGACACTCCCGATGCCCTTCTTGACGAAAGAGCTCGCCATCGTAAATACATTCACAATCGCGACACCACTTATCCCAAAGGCGATTCTTCTTTCGTCCCTTCTTACGACGATTCTTACCTCCCTTACACTCATGGCGTCCCTGTCCGCACCAATCTTTACGATGATGAAGATATGTTTTATAAAAGTCATCCCGAGGTTGCCGGCATGTTTACCGACTATGCTCATGACATTACGTTCAACCCTTACGGCGTTGCTCGCGACGACGTGCGCAAGCGCGGTCTTGCCGAGCTCGAGGCTTTCCGCGGCTTCGCTGATCAGTATGTTTTCGACCATCCCGAAGTTCTTGGCAACGCTCTTTCTTATATGTCTCCCGAGGCTCGTGAGCTTTACCAGCATTATTCCCCTTATCCCGTTGATCAGCTCATGACTCGTCTCTCTCGCCATCATGTTGGCGACGATCCCTATGTTCCTCTTTCTTCTGACGAACTTTCTCTTTACGACTCCGTCTCCGATTATATGTCTAACAACGAGTTCGAGCCTCGCAAACTTCACTGGGTTGATGCGCGCGGCGAATCTCCTTGGACCCCCGCTGACCGTGCCTATCATCGTAACGCCTTCGATTCCGCTTTAAACAAAGTCCTTTCATCCCGCTCCCTTTCCGAATAACTATGAAATCTTCTTCCTATCTCCATCCCGACCCCGAATACCGCTCTAAGGCTTTCCCTTCTAGGCCTTTTCCTTCTCCCGGCTCTACCCCTCTTTCTGACGCTGTTTCCCCCAACGACCGCATAGTTCCTCCTTTGCCTGCTTTCGATACCGACCCTTGGATGTACCGTTTTCCTCAGTACCGCGATGACAACTATTATCAAAACGAGATGAGGTATATTCCTCACAAGACTCTCGAGCCCCTTTTTGACGACCAAGGTATTATCCGCGACGATTACGATGATGCCGAGTGGGAAGCCTCCCTTAAATATGCTCCTCCCGATGTTAGGAATGATTTGATCAACGCTAACCCCAAATATAAACTCCCTCCTTTCGGTACTTATGAGCTTACTCCTGCTGAACGCGCTCGTAATATCGGCAAGAGTCTCATTGGTGCCGCCCGTGATTTTGTCAACCCCGCTGGCGTTTCTGGCAAGGCCTTTAACGCTCTTCGCGGCACTGGCGAGTTCATCGGTGATAAGATCGCCGACGGCATGCAGTGGGCTTATGATAAGTATGTCGATCCCGGCAATCCGCCTGCCAATCCTTTCCGCGTCCAGAGTCCTGAAGATTTAGACGCAACCTTTAATGATATTGGTAATTTTGACCTCAACAAATATGCTGGATATTGATTATGAAGCTCTTTAAATCAAAAAAACCCGTGCCTAAACCTCGCCTCTCTTCTAAGGCTTCTTCCAAGGTTTCTTCTAAGACCCCGTCCCTCTCTCCCCGTTCTTCTCTTTCCGAACGCGTTCTTCGCTCTGCCCCTCTCGATACTCTCCCTCTTCCTCCTCCCCCCTCGCGTACTATCGAGTACGATCCGCGCGCGCAGCTTCCCAACACAATCGACAGTGATCTTGAGTGGGTCGCTGGTATGAGCGGTTGGGGTCACCCCGATCTCTATCCCGAGAACCTTCCTGGCAACTTTATTATTCGCGCGCTCAATGAGGTTAACGGCATTAACTGGGGCGCAAACCCCAATTTCGTTAACAGCCTCGGCGAAAGTTCCGGCGGCAACCTTTTGGGCAACCACGGCGGCTATCAAGTCCGTTTTCCTCAGTCTCCCGAAAAAATTGGCCGCGTTGGTTTTGACGATCCTTCTTATTACATGTTCCCTCCTAAAGAGCTTCGTGGCCGTACTGTTTATACTGAAGATATGCCTTGGGATCTTCCTGGCAAAATCACCTCTCTTGCTCCCTTGCAATTTATCGATCTTCTTCGTAAGTACACCGGCTTTGACCCTTCTTCTAAGGCCGAACCCGGCAAATCTAACTATGATCCTGAGCTTGATTATTGGCCTCACTCTCGTCTTCGTAAGTCTCTTTCTCCTACATCTGATGCCGATATCGAGAACTAAGAACTCCTTGATGTAATCAGTTCTCTTTTATTTTATACCTTTCCTTTATAACCTCCACCTTTATCTTTTTATGGCTACCAATAAGACTACTACCGAAACCAGCAAAGAACAGTCCTTTCTCGAAATCATCGCCGAAAAGCTCAAAGAAGCCTTTAGCGACTTCTGGAAAGAAAACAAAGACAGCGTTGTCGGTCTTCTGAAGGCTTTTGCCAACGATGTCCTCGAAAAGTTCAAAACTTTGCTCAAAAAGTAATGTTTGACTTTGTCCGTGACAAAATCACTTCTTGGTATCTTACCAAGGAGACCATAGATCGGTACACCGAGGTGCTCTCGGAAGCTTTTTTTGAGACCCTCGGTGATTCCGAGATCCGCGACAAATATCGCAGAGAGATCTTTGCTATTTTCCTTAACCTTCTTCAGTCTTTTATCAAGGTTTTATGAGGTTTCTTTTACTCGCTGCTCTTTCGTTTTTTCTCTTCGGTTGCAAGGTCGCCACTCTTTATGACAATTATGGCGCCGTCGCTTCCATCGAAAACGGCTCTTTTAAAGACATGTCTTCTCACGAGGAATACTCTGTAGAGTATGCTACCCCGCAGAACATTGTCAACACCAATACTCCTCTTTATAGGCTTGGCATACCCACGAACCAGGTCAAGTCCATCACCGTCGTTCGCGAGGTCAAGTCTTCGTCCCAGGGCGGCACCATCTTCTCCGCTATTGGTGACGCCTTTATCGGTACTTGCCGTATGGCTGCCGGCGTATTCTAATGCCCGATATTTCCGCTGATTATTACCCCAGCTTTTTGCTTGGCAAGTCTGTTTCCGAAGACTCCTCCAGTCCTCACCGTAGGCCTGTTCCTTCTTCTTATCGTCTTTTGCATCCCGACGATTCTTACGACTACAACTCTGCCGTCCCCTACTCGCCTCTTAAATATTCTTCTGCTGATTTTGCTCTTGATCGCGCCGCTGCTCTTCAGCGTCTTTCTGACCTTTATTATTCCAGCGAGAATCTTTCCCCTGAACTTCAAACTGCTCTTGCTTCTAAGTATAATTCTCTTGTCTCTGAAGACGAAGAGATTCACGACCTTTTTGACAAGATGCCTGGTTTGTTCGAGTCCGTTTCCGAAAACTCTTCCGATTACGACTCTTACATGTCTGGCCTTGCTAAAAATTACTCCCTCATGGATCGCGCTTATAAGCAGGCTGTCGGGCGTCTTGGCGATCAACCCCCTTTAAACTCTTACGCCTCTCACTCTTATCCTCTTTATAACATTTACAAAAACGTTGTCGAAGGTTTTAAGGACTATTTCAATAAAGACGATAGTTCTTTTAAGTCTTATCTCAACGCTCAAGATCGTTTTTCTGGCGGCGACACTTTAGGCGATAAGCTTTCTGGCTTTGCTGACGTTGGCACCTCTAATCCTGTTACTGACGCTCTTTCTTACGTTTTCCTTCGCCGCCCTGTTCAGCTTTATCCTTATCACGAAGGCGAAAATTCCTCTTCCGAAGAATTTCCTTCTGGCGTTTTTAACCCTTATCTTTCTCTTGGAACCGGCACTAAAGGCTCTTCCCTTGTTTCTTATGCTTGGGAAAATCTTGTAAATTCACTTAACGATCCGATTTCTCGCGGTATTTATAGTCACAATAAGCTTGCTCTTCCTCTTAACCCCATGTCGAAAGAGCAGTTTGCCAAGCATTATTTCTCTGATTTCGATCCTGACGTTAATAACGATGCCGCTACCAATCGTGAATTTGAGCGTGCTCTTTATTTTGGCGTTGATCCTCTTACTGACGAAGCCGAAGTTAATATTCCTCGCGGTCGCGCTCTTGGTTACGATCGCCTTGTTCCTTATACTCTTGCTCCTACCGCAATTTCTTGGGCCCCCAATATCGTTCATGGTCTTGCCGATTTCGCCACTTTTCCTCTTGAGCCCGGTACCATGTCCGAGATGTCCCTCGCCAATCGTTATGCCATTGGCCCTCTCTCTTCTCTTATCTCCAGCCGCATTCCTTCCGCCCTTTCCAAAGCCTCTAACGTTTCTGGCAAGCTTTCCGATCTTGAACGTAAAACGTGGAACGCCATGGAGACTGGCGATTCCGGCGTTTTCGATAAGTTGGCCAACGACTCCTATGTTTCTTATCTCACTGGTGCCGATGGCGCTTCCGATTTTTCTTTTGACCCTCTCGCTGATCAATCTTTTTATACTCGCGCTCTTGGCCTCGACAAGCACCCTAATAAGCTTTTTGCTCGCACCTTCTTTCCCAACTCTACTGACGCCTCTGTCCTTCTTCGCAATTTTGAGCCTTATCGTTCTTTTTCTGACGCCTCTATCGCCACTCGCTCTGGCCTTGGTAGAGCTCTTTACAAGAAAATTCCTGATCGTTTCTTCCACGACTTTTTGTTTCTTTCTGCCGGCAGCCCCTTTATCAACTCTATGAGTGAGGCTTCTACCAAACTTTTCGACCCTTCTTCCGACCCCGACAACCGCAAAATCGTTTCTCCCGACGACGAATATTCTTTCAAATCCTCTCCCCAGTACCTTTTTGACAACAACACCGATCGCAACCGCTTTTCTTATTCTTCCCTCGACACTTCTGGCTCTCCCAAGCAAACTCCTTTTGACCTTTATAAGTCTTACGTCGATTATTTTAAACCTTATTATTCCGGTAGCTTTCAAGATCCCGATCAAAAGATTCCTTCGCGCGGTCTTGATATGTTCGTTCCTTCGACCCCTTCTTATGACCCTGGCGAATTTGTTCTCGGTCGTAAGCCTAACCATAACAAGAAGAAATAATCATGCCTCCTATTGTACCCTTTGATTGGACAGCCTCTTTCCTCAATTCCTCCTCTGAGGATCGCACCGCTATTCTTCAGCGTCTTCTCGACGCCGAGCTTGATGCTTCTACTCTTTCTGAGTTTAAGTCTTCTCAGTCTTATAAGCTTTTTTGTGAGTTTATTCGCGACCAGATGGCTCGCATCCAGGAAAATATGTTCCAGATCGTCGAAGCCGATATTGGCGTTCTTTCCTCTTCCGAGAAGCGCGACGCCGTCTTTAACTGCGCTTGCGCTCTTAAGTCTTATCGCGACCTTCTCGCTTTTATTGACAACACTATCGAGTTTGGTAAAGTTGCATCTACCCAAGCTCAGACCCTTAGCTCTATAAACACCCCTAAATAACCCTTAATTTCAAATCTGGCAAACAATGCAGACTCTTAACTCCAAAAAGTACGGGCTTCGCGACGCCAGACCGTCCAAGATCTTCATTACCGACTCTGAGAACCAGGCGTTAAACCGCTTCTTCTCTAAGTGTCGGCATGAAGCCATCGAGTACGGCGACACCATCATCAGATGGAAAGCCGGAAAGATCGTTCATGTCTTTTTTGAAGACTCGGTCCCCGTCGTTGTCCGCCAGTCCGAAAACGGCGCCTCTAACTCTACTTCTACAGAAGTAGCTCCTTCCCAATCAAACTCCTAACAAAGGATTACCACTATGGCTAATGACCCTTCTCTCGATGAACTGAATCCCGACGTCAATTTGGACGACAATTCTATTTCTGATACTTCCGATCAGAGCATTGACGATCAGCTCGGTTCTTACTCCCTTGATGACGAACCCAGTCCTTCTCCCGATCTTCCTGTCGAAGATCAGCTTGATGAAGACGACAACTCCGACGACGATGACGGCCATCCTGACGATGGCGACGAAAACGCCCCTGATCCCTCTTCGCAGCTGCCTCCTCCTTCCCAGGACGGTGGCGCCAACAACGAATACATCAAACGTTTTCTTGCCTCTCGCCAGGCCCGCGAACAGGCTCTCGCCCAGCGCGAAGAAGCTGTTCGCCGTCAGGCTCAGGCTATTTACGCCGAAAGGCTCCGTCAGAAGCATTATGCCGAGTTCGCTAAGGCTCAGGAAGAAAAGCAGCGTGCCGAACAGCAGCGCAATCTTCCGCCTGCTGAAAAGGACCCTGCTCGTTATCAGTACTATCTTACGCTTTGTCGCTTCATGCCTCCTCAGCAGGCTCTTGCGCTCGTCAACGAGCAGGACACTTATTATGAAGCCCAGTTCGAAAAGCGCTTTGGCAAAGCTATGGAGAAGTTCGCTCCTTACTTTGAGCGCCAGGCTGAAGAAGCTTATGTTACGGATCTTGGCAATCTTGCCTATTCCCACATCAGCAACTTCCACAATGCCGCTTCTCAGTTTGACGTTGGCATAACCCCTGAAGAGAGCAAGGCTGTCGTTATGGCTTACCTTAAGTCCTACATCGACGCCGGCCACCGCGATCTTCGCGATATTGACCGTTGGTTCTCTGCCAACTCAGCCAATATCTTGGCAGCCACCGTTCGCGAAAAGAGAAGGATTCTCGCTGAAGATCAGCAACGCAACAACGCGAAAAAACCTCCAACCCCGTCTTCTACCGTCATTCCCTCCACCAAGCTCGCCAATCAGAAGCTTGTTAGCACAGGCGACGAAGCCCGCATGAAATCTGACGGCGCCATCACAGGCGGCGCAAGTTCCGGCGGCAACAACGCCTCTGCCGGCTTGATTAAATCGCTTATGGAGCAGACTGGTATTAACGGTTTCACCGCTAACTAATACCCTTCTATAAAAAACTATGTCTTGGTATAACGATTATCTTGCTAATGACGACATTAATATTCTGTGTGAAGAGTATCAGCCGAATATTACGTTCGCCGATCCCCGTAGACTGCTGCTCCAGCAGATCATAAACTATGGCAACAGCTCCTTCACTATTCCGAAGGGCCAGTGCATTAACGTTCAGTCGAAGCCTCTCCGCAGGAAGAAAATCAAACACGACGTCACTATTTATCGTTGCCGTTTGAAATTCCCGTGGATTGTCACCATTTCTGCCGTTGACAAAGCCGCCGACAATGTCGCTACTTGGACCGTTGATGGCGTTACCGGCAAACCCGACACCAAATGGGCTGGCAAAACCTATCCTGCTGAGTATATGGTTCTCTACCTGAGCACCTATAATCAGGGCTGGGATAGCCAGGGCCATGCTGAAGTTCGCGCCGTCCCGATCAACACCATCCTCGAAAGCAAACACACTGGCGAGGATATTGTTGTCGTCGACTTCGACAAGAACGCCAACGCGGTTCTGATTCGCCGCGACGTTCTGTATCCGAGCGAAACCGATGCTAAGAACGCTGGCGTCCTCGCCGGTACCATCTTCCGTACCAGCACTACCGAGCCCACTCTTAAAGCGGAATTTGCCGCCGGCAAACAGTGGGAAATCAAAACCACTGCTCTGTATGAGAAAGACTGGGCTTCCGACAACGCTGGCATGGAAAAGGTGGCTGTCTATAAGAACTACGTTCAGTTCTTCGACACCATCTTCGGTTCCACGCTTACCGCTGACAATACCATCTTCCATGGTGGCGATCCCCGCAAAGCTCTTGACAGGTTCCATTGCGAACGCCTGTCTGAAAAGATCGAGAAAGCTCTGCTCAAAGGCCAGGGCCGTTACATCGAAGATCCGGAAGACAGCGTCAACCGCATGCAGACCATGCAGGGCGTCCTTGCCGCTCTGTCCCAGGGCCCGAACGCCGCTGAGAACTGCGTCTCTCTGCTTGAAAACAGCGGTAGCGGTCTGCTTACTATTGATAAGTTCAATAACTGGATCGACTTCCTGAGCCAGAAAGACACCTGCGACTTCATCTTCTGCTCTGCCAGGCTGCTTTCTGCCGTTAATAAACTCGACCGCCAGTTTGTCCGCACCAGCTTCGGCGAGATTTGGACCGGCAACCAGATCCTTGGTTGGAGATCCGACCTCTCGAAGACCAAACTGATCTACTATCCGCTGCTTGATGACGCCATCCCCGTCACCATCCACGGCAAAGAGGGTCTTGGTGCTGTCACTGTCGACGCTATTAAGTACAACTTCGATAAGCACGCTCGTATCCGCACGCTCATTCCGTTGACCGTCCGCGATAAGATCGGTACCCGCGAAGCTCGTACCTACAGCGAAAAGTGGCTGTTCACCGCTCTGACTGCCGAGTGGAACCACCCCGAACTGGGCGGCCTGCTCTGCGACGTCCAGGGCGCTTAACCCCTATCAAAAAGAGGGGAGGGCAACCTCCCCTCTCTTTCAATTATGGCTTATACTTACTTTGTAAACTCCGAGACTGGCGATATCTATCCCGCTTCCAACGAGACTATCGCTTCTTCTTATCGCAAGTACAAGAATTTTGTTTCTTTTACTTGCCCCAAAGAAGCTTCTGCCTTTGCCGCCTCTGTTGCTTCTAAAAAGTCCGCTCCTGCTGAGCCCGAGGCTCCCAAGAGCACAATCGTTGATCCTTCCGATATTACTCCTCAGGATGCCGTTATCGCTGAGATGTCCACTTCTCGCCGCGTTCGCGCTCTTCCTGGCAGAAAGAAAAAATAAATGAATCCCTATTATCTCCAGCGTTATTGTGAGTCTTATCTTGAAGACTCCACTATGCGTCCTCTTATAAGACGCGCTATTAACAGCGCTATCACCTTTGTCTGCACTCAGAACGAGCCTGGCAAAGATTGGTCTTTTATGGTCAATGATAACGCTGAGTTTAGTGTTCATTATGATTCGTCTGATGCTCTTGTCGGCCTTGCTTATCTTCCTGTCGGCGTCCGTTCTGTCATAAACATTTACGAAGGCCCCGATTTTAAGGCTCATATCCATGGCCGCACTATTGTTGTGGAATGCCGTCCCGGCCTCCATCCCGCTTCTCGCCCTTCGTCTCTCCGCGCTCGCGTCTACAGAGCTCCTGTCCCTCTTTCTGCTAACCCTACGAATAAGACGGACATGGACACCGAGTGGACTCCTGATAATCCTCCTGATAGCGACATCTTCCTTCCTGACGAGGCTACAGACCTTGTTTGCTTCAGAGCTCTCCAGATCCTTGGTGTCGTTGAGATCGAGGTTGCCAATAACATCCAGTCTCTCCAGTCGCTTATCAGCGAGCAGCTGGCTACTCTCCGTGCCAACTACTCCATCCAGATCGACACCCGCGTTCCCGTTGACGAAACTAAAGAGCATAACGAGTCTCTTACCGCTGGTTGGCTCGTAAACTACGGTGCAACGCTCGTAGGAGGCGAAAGAGACACTTATCAGCTCTTGAGGCTTGTCAATGTAGCCGCCAGCAATATAGCCGATTGGTTGAAGCTTAAGGGCGCTCAGAGGCCCAAACCTGTCTATAAGCTGACCGATCCTTTGCCCGATTTCGGCAAGCCTTCCGGCGCTAACATGTCCGGTGATCCCAACGGCGATCGCTCTTTGATTCCTGCTGCCTACTGGGAAGCTGCTATGAATTATGTCTGCCTTAAGCATATTAAGCAGCTTGAGAAGTTCAATTTCGAAGAGTATCAGCAGACCATGGCCGCGCTTTCTGACCTTTTCTACTCTCTTAGGGACAAAGGTCAGACTGATATATATACCTACGGCGGCATGATGAACCACCTTAGAACTCTTTGGAAGAACCAGCGCGGCGACGCTTTCCTTTGGTCTTCTCTCAACAGGGCCATCGCCGATGTCATGCGCCAGATTAACGTTCAGTTTACCCAGCAGCTTTACGACTTTTCTCCTCGCGTTTGTGGCGTTAAGTCCGTTAATTTGCCTTATCATATCAAACATATAGTTCGCATTATGATCAACGGTCGTCGCGTTATCTGCCGCGGCGCCGAGCAGCGCGGTCGCGTCCGCCCTGAGCAGGGCGTGTGGGGTTTCCCCGATGCTCCTCACTCCTTCAGTCACATGGTTGCTTCCGTTCGTGGTCGCTCCGTCGAGTTCAGCCACCCTCTTCCCGTCGGTTGCAAACTCGAGATCGCCTATTACCCAATGCACGTCTGGCCGTCTTATTCCGACCCCGACACCGCTGATATGCTCATTCCTGTAGATCCTTCTCTCGTTTTGACTCGCGTTGAGGCCGATATCGCTCTTGAAAGCGGCAATGGCAGCAAGTATAAGGCTCTTATGGATATCTTTATGCAGCAGCTTCAGGCCTACGACGAGACTCAGAACGTTAATCTTGCTGACGACGATCGTATTATCGCCGCTGTTCCTCCTGTCGATTATCTTCTCGACGTTAACACCGGATGTTGGCTTAACTACTAATGCCTCGCACTGACGCCTTAGATTCCCAAGGTCATCATAACCTTATGGGTATTGACCTTCGCAAGAACGCCAATCAGAACACTGCGCTCGATGCTTTCAACGTCCGTGTCGATTCTGCTCAGCTTTTTGTTAATCGTCTTATGCCTAGGCTTTATAAAGACAAATCTCAGAAGCACATGTTTGCCTGCGAGGCCCGCAACCTTTCTGGCGTCGATTTCGACTACGACTTTACCGCCGACGAAGAGGCTCCTTCTATCCTTTCCACCGGCACCTCTTCTATTCCTAAAGCCTACCAAAAGTCCTTTTCTTATCGCATTGTTGGCAAAGGGCTTTCTACTATCTCTAACCTTTTTATAATCAACGTTTCTGACAATTCCTCTAAGGTTGGCAACGCTGATTTTGCTTTTGTTTATAACAAAGAGGACGGTCCTGTTGATACTATCTTGCTTTCCATAGTTCCGTCTCCTTCTTCTAAGATAATCCTCATTTCACCTTTTGGCTCTTGTAGCTATATCATTCCCCAACCATGAAACGCTTTCTTGTTTTCTTCTCTATCGTCGCTGTTGCCGCTACCGTTTATTGCGCTCAGTATGTTGATTTTCATCCTTATTCCGATGTGGATATGCAGATGCGTTTCCGCGTTAAAAATATGGCTAATCCCATTAACCCTCAGGATGCTGCTACTAAAAAATATGTAGACGATGCCGTTTCCGGAGGTACTTCTACCTATGTTACTCCTGAGGCTCTTGAGGATCGCATAACTGTTTATGATGCCGGCATAAAAGACTGGGCTAGCGGTGAGCATACTCTTCTCGAACAGCTCATTAAAGACTGGGCTTCCGGCCAGCTTGTTTCCCTTGATTCTACCCTTCGTTCTTGGGCAACCTCCAGTTTCCTTCCTAAAGATCCCGATCACATTCACGTTACTGGCGATTTCCACGTTGACGGCAACGCCGCTATCGACGGTGGCCTTCGCGTCGGCACTTCCGGCATCGACATGTCCGGTGGCCGCATCAGAAACCTTCCCGGCCCTCAAGACCGCAACGACGCCGCCTCTGCTGGCTATGTTTCTGACAACTACCTTAAGCTTAACGGCGGTCGTATGAGAGGCGAAATCAACATGGCCGATGAAGACGGCGATCGTCACCGTATCATAAATCTTGCTGATTACGGAACCGCTTCCGGCGATAACGGCTACAACGCTGTCAACAAACATTATGTTGATGGCGCTATTCTTGATGCTCTTGGCACTATTCACCTCGAAGATTACCTCCCTCTCGCTGGTGGCACCATGACTGGCTCCATTGACATGAACCGTCTTCCCATTCTTGGTCTTCCCGTTACTCCTGCCCGTTATGACGAAGCCGCGTCTAAATCTTATGTCGATTCTCGTTATTCCGATGCCATTTCTTTCCGCCAGCTCGATTCTTTCCTTTTTTCTGTTACCAACGATTTCTCCACCACTGCCCGCATTTTTGAAGCTCCCTCTTTAGCTTCCCCTGTTTCTTTTTACGTCATTCTTCTTCACTCCGTTCAGCGCCTTCAGTTTTATGTCGATGGCAATTCTTCTGTCCTTGGCAAGGACTTCGTCATCCAATCCTCTGTTGTTTCTGGCGACGGTAAGAGCGCTGGTTCTATTATCCATTTCAAGGTCTCTCAGCCTGTTCCTTTTGTCTCTAGCCAGGCGTTCTCTTTTGTCGCTTATGACGCTTATGCAGACGATGCTTCTTTGGCCTCTTGCTGTTTGCTTAGGTGGACCAGCTCCGATCCTCCTCTTCCTCCGCCTCCCGTTGCTGAGTTTACTTACTCTTCCTCCATTTCTGTTGGTGGCGTCACCACTCCTCTTGATCCCTCTGAATCTGTTCACTTAGAATTTCCCTCTGAGTCTTACGACCCTTCTGTTGGCGGTTTTCCTTTCTCTTTTGAAATCACTAACACCACTCCTGGTATTTATTCCGCCGCTGAATTTACCCTTACTGTGCTCCATTCCTCCGGCGGCGTCTCTCCCTACACCGACTCTTCCTCTATCCCTGGCGGTGGCATGTCTCATTCTTTCTCTTTTGTCGCCATGCCCAATTCCTCTTTTTCCGTCAAGGTTTCCAATAGCGTTGGTTCCGACGTCTTCTTCGGCTATTTCTCTACTCCTTCTATCACGCCTCCTGTTGAGCCTCCTGAGCTTTAATTATGCTTTTTTCTCGAAACAGATATCATAGACAGGTCGAACAGTCCGACAAGCACCTTATAGTTAACGGCCCTACCAACCTTATGGTTGACAGCCGCGGTGTTGTTCGGCCTTTCGGTATTGGCCAGCCTCCTGCCGGCCCCTCCGCCAAACCTCTTGACAAGCAGGGCGTTCTTCGCCGCGATATATCTTATTCTTACCTTTACACTTATTTCGACTCCTACAATAATGCCGAGAGCGAACCTTCGCCCTGCACCGATTTCGTTGGCCTTTCCAAAGTCGGTTCTTTTTCCCTTATCGGCTTTGGCAGTGTTGGTGATTCTGTTTCTTTTTCCAAACTTATAATTACAGGCGACCTTGAAAAAGAAGATGATTATTATAAAAATCAGAGCATCGCTGTAAATGTAGTCAACAACGACCGCAAGACCGAATATTCCCAGTGGCAATATCGCAAGATCATTGGCTACAAGTGGGACGCTGAACAAAACGCCGGTATCTTTACCCTTTCTCGCCCTCTTATCAATGTCGACACTGATCCCGAGGACCGTAATTACGAGGTTAAGCTTTCCGATATAGAGTGTGAAGAAGGCGTTGTTGGCGGCAAGGCCGCCGGTAAGTCCAAGCTCATCCTTGATCCTTCCGCTTCCACCGATATTGCTTCTTATCGTCTTAAGCTTATCCGTATTACCGCCGGCAAAGGCAAAGGCCAGGCTCGCATTATTGCCGATGCATGTCTTAACCCCTCCGGTCTTGTTGAAATAACTCTTGCCAAACCTTGGAAAGTTAAGCCGAAGTTTGTCGACGACAATCTTCCCGAGGTCCAAAAAGCCCAGTCTGAGTGGCAGGCTAAAGAGCGCCTCCCTATCTCTTATTTCAACCGTTGGTTTAGCTCCGAATATATGATCTACGATCCCATGCGTCATAGCGGGCTTGCTATTGACGGAGCTGTTACTTCTTACGACAAGAAAACTGGTTTAGTTGCTATCGACGGTCTTGGCAATGGGTCCGCTATTCTTTCTGGCAACGTTATCCGCTTTGTCCAAAAAACCGAAAAGAAGCAAGAAGGCGGCACCACTGTCGAGCGTTCTTCTTCTTCTCTTGTTGTTTCTCTCGAGAACTCCAACACCGCTGACGACTGGGTCGAGTCCGACGGTTTGATCGACAAGACGATCCGCATTACTTCCGGTCCTGGTTCTGGCGCTACGTTTGTCATTTCCGCTGTCGAAAAGTCTGGTGAGAACTCTATCTCCCTTACTCTTTCCTCTGCTAACTATGCCGATTATAATAGCGAGGCTTTTTCTCTTACTGGCACCCCCAATGCTGCTTCTACTTTTGTTATCTTTTCTGACGATCCTATAAGCTCTCCTTCTCTTACCATTGGTGCTGTTTCTTCCAAGAGCGAAGGTACTCTTTATCGCAACGCCGATGCTGACACTTCTTATTCAAAAGATAGCAGCGGCATTTATTATATTGGAGATTCTGCCAATTTCATCCCTTATTCTGAGTGGAACAACGACAATGATAAGACCGGCAAGCTTTCTCTTTCCTTTCCCGGCGCTACTGTTCGTCTTTTCGAGCCCAAAAAAACTGTTGGTATTATTGTTCGTGATCCCGCTGCTGTTTCCGCTATAGCTTCTCTTTTCCCCGACCCTACCGTTGCCGATCCTTCTATCGAAATCGACCTCATACTCTCCTTTGCCAACGGATCTCCTGACGTTTCTTTCCGCGCCGCTCTTCCTTCTCACGGGTATGTTTCTTACCATTCGCCTTATTATGCCGTTCTTTTCTTTAACAATATTGGCACCGACGGAAAAACCAAATTTAAGAGCCTTCTTACTAAAAATAGTAAGTACATAGGAGACGATGCCTGGTCTGTTTCCCTCGCTTCCTTGTATAATCACGGCGATGACAGTACCAAGACCGCTGATCCTCCTGACAACGATATTGATCCCGGATTTAAGATTTACGTTTCCAGCCTTTCTGATCTTGGTCTTTCCTCTGACTCTCTTGTTTCCGGCGCTTATTCCCTTACTTTTACCGTTTCTCCCCGTATTCCTGAGGACATCATTCCTGGCAACCCTGACAAGGCCACTAAAAAGTATTCTTACAGGATCACTCGCCCCATTCTTTCCGTCGGTGATTCCAGCCCCGACGGGTCTCTCGCCCCTTATGTTGTTGTTTCTGGCGCTCTTCCTGTTCTTTACCTCGACCCCAAGCAGGAGCCCCATCAGCTTTTTCCGCTTCATGGTGCTGCCGCTACTGTTATTGGTAACTCTCTTATGGAGGGTTTTTATACCGGCTGGAAGGCATTTTTTTACAATGATGATCTAGAAGCCAAACCGAAGCAGAAGTTCAAAGAAGCTCGTGTTGCCGGTTATTTTGACGCTTCCGGTTCTCTTTTGCTCGACACTAAGCTTTCCGGCGTCGGGCCCGGTTGGTCTTGCGTCCTTTTCTCGGAATATTCCAGATGCCTTGGCACCGCTATTGCTCCTTACGACTCCGACGCCTTTTATGCTAAAAAGTCCGTTCCTGTAAAGGCCTATTACGATTACATTCCCCTCGAGGCCTTTGCTGCTTCCGAAAACAATCCCGAAGACGACACCGTTCCTTATGAAGGTTGGACCGTTCAAGTTCTTTCTTCTTCCAAACGTCGTAAAAACGGCACCTCTAAGTATAAGGCTATTTCTTCAAAGAAGGCCGAAAAGCGCAAACGCACCATTGTCAAATATTTCCCCACTTCTCGCCGTGCTTATGTCTTTTATAAAGAAGAAGATGCTTCTTTTCCTGCTGACGTCTCTCAGTATTTTAAACCTCAGCTTGACGGGTCTGAACACCTGTGGCTTTATGACGAGTCTTCTGCTGTTGACACTCTCTTTAACGAAGATTCTGACTCTTCCGTCGAAAAGGACACTTCTGAATATGGCTGCCGTATCCAGGTAACCGATATTCGCCCGTGCCCTTACGCTGGCGTTGACAAGATCAGGCTTTATCGCGCTACCGAGATTACCAACGCCTATCATCTCGTTGCCACTCTCGACAATAAGCTCCAGACCTACGAAGACAACACTCCCGAGGACTACCTTCGCAAAGAGATCGACTTTAGTACCACCGTTTTGCCTCCTGCCGGCGTCTGTTGCTATTATAAAGGCCACTTTGCTGTTGGCGGCGTGCCCGACGGCACCAATCTTAGCGCCGAAACTGGCGACAATCCCGTCATAACTCCTATTCTTTCTTCTTTCTACTCTCTTTTCCCGTTCGATTATGACAATCCCGTTTTCGACGGTTATTCTTATTCTAACGGTGGCACTTTTAACAGCACCATTATTAAGTCTGTTCCTGCTTTTTCTACTCCTGTTAACGCTTCCGTTAACTATTCTTTCCCCGTTTCCGACAAGCTTAAGGCTGAAAAACTCAATATTTCTTTTCTCATTTCCGAGCCCTCTTCTGACGGTCTTATCGCCTACGCCCTTCAGGACATTCTTTCTGGCCGCACCCAGCCGATGCCTGTTGTTCACTTCACCGTTCCTCCCACGGATTCCGACAATCCTCTCGTTTCTTCCTACTCTTCCGACTCTGATGATCATCCTGAAATTCAGCCCGATAGAGTTCATCTCCCGCGTTCTGCTTCTTCTTTGAATGATGCTTATCTTGGCTGCCGCCTCACCATTACCGCCCCCGGCGACGATAAAAAGCCTTTTGTCGTTCTTCTCGGTACTGGCGATTATACCGGCGTTACGCGTTGCCTTGATCACGTTGATTATGCTTCTTTCTATACTCTCCCCGAAGGCGCTAAACGCTATCCCTCCTTTCCCTTCTCTCTCGACCGCATTTTGTGGTCTGTGAAACGCAGAACCGACGCTAACGGTGTTTCTTATGTTTATTCCGATGCCTTTGGCAACGAATCCCTTCTTGAACCTATTTCCGTTTCCGGCCCTAATGGCTCCAAATACCTCTCCTTTGGATTTACCGTTAATCAAGGCACCGACTTTTCCGCTATCCGCTTTGGATTAGGCGGTGTGTTCCTTAAAGACTCTATCGAATCTTCCGACTTCTCTCTTGTCGCCTTTTCTTTTTCTGACACTAACGACGCCTTGATCGAAAGCTATTTGCCTTCTCTCGGCAAGCTTCTCGAAGAGCGTTCTGCCGCCGGCCTTGTTATGCAGATTCCCGGTTTGGTTTCCAACTTCACCAACGCCTCTATTTTTACCGACGATGATTCTACGCCCTTTGCCAGAACTGGCATTGTTGATGGCGACGATTTTTGGCGCATTGCTGTCTTTGATAAGTATAATTCTCCTTACAACACCAATCCTGGCCCTATAACTGTTTTCCCCAGGTCTAACGGTTATCTTGTTCATGTTTGCTCCAGCAGCGATCCTACCGCTTCCGAAAAGGTTGAGCTCGCTAGCGTTTTTACGTTTGCCGACGAATTTGGCGACAGGATTACCGGTCTTGTTCCTCGTCAGAAGTTTATTCTCGTTTTTAAGGAACGCGCCATTTACGCTCTCGATCCCGACGAGCCCTCCACCAATCTTCTCAACTCCGAAGTAGGGTGTATCGCGCCCGATAGCATAGCTTCCGGTAGGTCTGGTGTTTATTGGCTTAGTGCCGATCGCCGCATTCTTCGTTCCAGCTTTACCGGCGATACCATTTACTATGCTTCCAAGGAGATTCAGCCCTGGCTCGACGGCAATCCCGCTTTCGGCGATGAGCTCTTTGACGAAACCCGCATTCGCGAGGTCAAAGCCACCTACGATGCCGACACTGATGAGTACATGATCGCCTTCCCGACCAAATCCGGCAAGCTTTTGCTTTTCGCCTTTTCCGACTCCGCTCAGACTTGGTTTAGGATCGTCGATCATAGCGGTACTTCCGATCTTTGTACCGAAAACGCCTTTAACTGCCTCTTTAAGAATCATGGCCGTGCCTCTTTCGCTTCTGACCACGGCGTCTATTCTTATAGTGAAGGCTATCGCTCTGGCGGCTTTTATCCGTGGAAATATGCTTCCACCTATCTTTCTGAGTCTAATGAAGGCCTCCGTAAGCATGTCAAGCGCATCCAGGTTATCAATCTTATTGACAAAAACCTTCCTGCGTCTCCTGTTCCTTGCGCCTATTTTGAGTTCTTCAGGGACCTCCTCGACACTCCTGAAGAGTCTTATCAGAACGAAGACAGGCACACCCGTAGATTCTTCGACACCAACAAGTTTGTTCAGTTTGTTCATGTTGGTCTTAGATCTCTTCTTTGGAACTTTGTTATGTATTCCTCTGATCAGGACAAGGCTTCTTATGCCAATTTTGTCCGCATTCACGACTTTGTCCTCCACTATCGTAACAAACGCGAAGATGACCCTCGCTGGAACGCAACCCCTTATACCGATCCGCCGATTAGAACAAATTAAAATCGTTCTTCCCTCTTTTTTTGTATCTTCTCTTTGAACACAATCCCGAAGCTTATGAACTACAATTTTGGCGTAAATCCGGCTACTTATTATAACGCTAATTCCGGTTCTAACAAGAACGCCTGGAATAGCGTTTATTCTAACAACATTCCCAAGAAAGCTGGCGCTGACAGCTCTGGTTACAACCAGACCAAAAACCTTGAGTTTAACGCTCGTCGTTACTTTTTTGATCCTGCCAACAACGTTTATAACCCCGCCAATCGCGAGCGCTTAGTTTCCCAGCAGATTGCTAATAACAACCAGGGCTCCGACGCCGCCATTGCCGAGTCCAACGCTCAGGCCAACCGTTCCGGCCTTGCCGGTTCTGGTGCTCTCCTTGCTAATAATCGCTGGCTTAATTACGTTCGCGCTAAGCAGAACGCCGCCACTGCCTTTGATACCCGCTTCGGTATGGACAAGGCCGATCAGGATTGGAAGTATGGCATGTTCCGTGATGTCACTAACGATGCCTTTGCTTATCGTGCCAACAAAATGGCCAATACTCAGATGGCTTATAACGTTTCTTATAACGCCGCTAACGCTCGAACCGCCAAAGGGCAAGCCGACGCCGCAAAAGCTTGGGGCTGGACTTCTATGATCAATCCCGGTTCGTGGTTTAGCGGCAGCAACAAGGCTTAATATATGTTTCAAGCTCTTCTCTCTGCTATTCCCGGTATTTTAGGTGGAGCTTCATCCGCTGCTGCTGGCGGTGCCGCCGCTGCTGGTACCGCTGCTGCTGCTACCGGCGCTGCTGGCGCTGCCGGTGGCGCTGGTGCTGGCATTGCTTCCGGTATTGCTTCCGGCCTTGCCGAATCTGGTGCCGCTGGTGCTGCTGGTGCCGCCGAACAAGGCGGCCTTTCTAAGTTCGTCGGTGGCGTTATGAAAAATTTCCCTGCCGTTCTCAATCCTAACGCCAATCTCTCCAACGCTTTTCCCTTTTCTTCTCGCTCTCCTAATTCCAGCGGCGGTTCTGTTGGCTCTCTTGGCGTTCCTGTTCCTACTTACAACGCTTCCAATGAAGCTGGCAATGCTTCTAATCTCGCCGGCCAGGCCCTTCGCGGCCTTCGCAACGGCGGTTCTTCCAATTCTATCTTTTCTGGTCAAGGTTAAGTCTTATGCCTAATTCTGGTTATACGATCGAAATGCAGTGCCCTGACAATTCGTGCGGGCCCTTTGTTTCTTCTGCCGAACAGACCGTTTCTGTTGGCCCTGCCAAATCCGAAGGCGGTTTCCCTTGGGGCTCCGCTGCTCTTATTGGCGCCTCTCTTCTCGGTGGTGTTGGCGGTAACGCTGTCCGCTGGCTTTCTTCCGGTGGTCTTTCCGGCGGTTCCGGCGGTGGTGGTTATGGCAAAGGCTATGGCCGCGGTTATGTTCCTTATAACCCGATCAGTGTCCAGATTCCTCATTATACCCCTACCGACTTTAACGAATCTTTTGTTCGTAGCGGCCTTCCCTTCTCCATTTACGAGCTTCACCACTCTTCCAAGAAATCCTAACCACTATGGCCGGCACCTTTGATAACATTAAAGTTAAATCTAAGACTGACGCTAAGATCAACCCTAAAAAGCCGAAATTTTCCAATTACCGCGGCAAAAAGGTTGTTTCTGATTTTAATACCGCTAAAATCAACGGCGAACCTTTTCTCGAGGTTCTTCCTCCCGATCTTGCTGCCGAACTTGCTTTTCACGCGCAGAATGAGGATCAGATAAAGCTCTCCCCTCGCGCCGCCGTTGCTCTCGGTAAAATAAACAAAGGCATTGGTCTTCGCGGCGCTCAGTCCATAATTGACCTTGTCGACGATGCCCGCCGCCGTATCAAGGGTTATGATAGCGAACGTTTTGATTGGGGCATGGAAGACTGGCACAAAAATACTCGCTCCGAACTTCAGCAGGTACGTGACGCTCGCGATCTTGAATATAAAAAGCTCGATGTTGGCAAGGGCGCCATTTCTTTCATGAATGATGACGCGTCTGGTGGCGACATTATTTCCGTTCAGCTTAAGAAGAATAAAAACGGCGATTATATAAAGGATCGCCGCACCGGCAAGCCCCTCATTTTTGATCATCCTACTGTTCTTAAGAAGACCGGCAGAGAGCTTTATAATAAGTCTCTTAACGAGGCATATAAGGAACTTTATAATCAGTATTTTGGCGAAAGCGATCCTTATGTTGTTGGCGATGCTGTTCTTTCTGGCGACGCTGATCTTGCTGCTCTTCTCGAACAGTTCGAGACTATGGAATATCCCGGCCATTATACCGACGAGTCTATTGCCGATAAAATGGCCGCTCTTCCTTATGGCGAGCGTCTAAATCCCGATGTTTCTGATCTTGAAAAAAACTTTATTGAAAAGGACGCTGTTACTGCTCCGATAAACGACCGCATTACCGCCGCTACCGGTGGTTCCTCTGCTGCTAACTTTGATAGCGACGACAACTCCAAGGCTCAACGTGGCAAAGCTAAAGTCAAGCAGCTCCGCGGCGGTGCCGAGGCCGCTCGACGCGCTTTTTACAATGATGTTGTTTCTTCCGGTGGTAGTTCTCGCTTCAATCCCGATCTTGCTGGTCTTGACGGTATCTCTTATCTCTGGATGCCTTTTGTTGACAAATCCGGTATCCATACTCCTATGGCCTATAATGCTCTTGAATCTCTTGAGAATCTCTCTTTCTTGACCGATCCTCAGTCTCCTTACATTCATGACCTTTTGGCCCGTGTTACCGGCGGTGGCGCTAATATCACTTCTCCTACTGTTTTAGAAAAGCAAAACAGGCTTAAGGCACTTTTTGATCTTGCTAAGGCTTCTGCTACCCAGTCTGGCAAAGGTTCTTCTCCTAATTTCAACGAAATTGCCGCTTCTCTTCCTGTTTCCCAGTCTTCTTCTTTTGTTCTCAATCCTTACGCCGATATCAACGCTGAGGTTTCTTTGATTGGCGACTGGTTCAACAAGAACAAGAACATTTTCAATTTTCTTGGCGCTGTTCGCGATTTTTACGGCGGCCTTGCTCCCGATGATTTCCCTGTTCTTCCTTTCCCTGTTAATCTCTATGATTCTTATATTCAAGGTCTTAAGAGAAAAGACAAGAGCCAGGAACTTATAGATAATGAAGCCGCTGCTAAAAAGATTTCCTTGAACGGTAGCCGCAAAAAAGGTCAGAACGCCAAAGGTAGCAGCGATGTTTTTTATGGCACTGAAGACGAGTTTAGAGATCATGTTAATTCTCTTGCCGAGTCTCTTGGTGTTCCTTCTAAGTTTGATTCGCCTAGGGCTGCCTATGACACCCTTATTTCTAGGCTTGCACAAAAATATCCCTTTGCTTTCGACCGCGTTACTGGCACTCCTCTTTTCCGCGCTCAGTTTTCCACTCATTCCACTCCTATAGGCATCCTCGATGCTACCAAATCCAGAGATGCTTCCATCTCTTCCGAGATAAAGAACGGAGATCTTCCTTTTAACCTTTATCAAGCCATTGCTCCTGCTTATGCCGGCAGTTATCGGTATTCTAAGCCGCCTTTCCGCAGCGAGTTTACTACTCCTGCTGGTTTTGTTGGCCCTGAACAGTATGACGCTTTGTCTGCGCTTCGTAACGTCTTTTTTTATGATTATCCCGAAGGTGGCGCTCCTGGTTTCATCGATCGCTCTCATGCGATTCTTAACGATGTCGTCAATCTTTCTCAAGTTCTTGGCGGCGAGCTTAAGCACGGCTATCAGCGCGCTTATTATTCTGACGATCCTAGCGTTGTTGCTGGTGCCGATGCCGCTGGCCTTTCCGACCTTTCTAAAGCCTTTCTCAAAATGAAGACCATCGACGATGCTCGTTCCGTTCTTGAGGGTCACATGAATCGCGCTAACGCCTTTACTAAGGAACTTTATAACCAGAAGCTTCAGGACGCCATTTCTCGCGGCCTTGCCGACTCTGTTGAGCCTTACAAGCCTCGCTTTGGCAGCCTTGATTCTGCTTATGGTGCTGACGATTATCTTAACGCTATCCGCGACATTCTTGCCCTTTCTCAGATCTATCGTAATATCAACCCTGCTCTTTCTAGGTAATTTTTATGTCTAAATCCCCCAAGACCAATAAAGCTAATGTCAATGCTAAGGCCTCCGCTAAGTTTAACAAAGCCAAGCTCGAATCTAAGGCCTCTTCCAAACGTCTTCCTAAAACGCCCGATGTTCCTCCTACTCATAAATTTGCCAGCGGGTACGACACTACCGCTTCTTATTATGCTCCTCGTCCCACCGTTGTTGAGCGTTCTGTAGAGTCTCCTGAAAAGTCTAACAACTATCGTCTTGTTAAAGCTCTTCGCGAGCACGGCCTCAATCTTGTTGCCAATAATCTTGGCGATACCACCATGTTTTATCAAGACAATGACGCTCTTGATGCCCTCCGTGAAAAACTCGCTTCAGACAAGCGTACTGATGCTCTTAGGCTTCTTGATTCTATTCAGTCCGAATCTGGCGAGCGTTTTGATCCCGATCTTTGGGAACAGGCTATCGAAGATAGGTCTCTTGACGCTTTTTACCGCATGATCGTTCCTCGCGAGGAAGATCTCGAGTCTGATCCTAGCAAAGTCGGCGTTATAAACATCACCCCCAATAAAGGCGGTGGCACTCAGCAGGCTCTTAAAGAGTTTAATCGCCTGTCTTATCTTTATGGCCTCGATCCTGCCTTTAACTTTAGTTCTTATTGGATTGGAGACAAAGCTACTGCCGAAGACCCCTTTATGCGCTCCGTTATTAAGACTCTCGGCAGGCAGGCTCTTACTTCCAACCTCAACAAGTACGGGCAGCGGCCTCTTGGCGACTTTACTCTTTACAACATGCTTAAGGCCCTTTTTAAGGGCGAACCTTTCAACCGCGATACTGTTCTTGGTCCCGGCAGCGTTTTTGACTCCATACTTCGCGGGCTTCCGAACGAAGAGGCTCTTCGCGCTCGTCATGCCCAGGATGCCAGCGACCTTGAAGGTCGCGCTGCTGTCCTCCGCGATTTCATTGAGAAAAATCCTGTTCTCAAGGAGTTCATTCGCGTTACTAATTCTGGCCCCGGTCTTGGTGATTCTCTTTCCGAGTCTGAACTTTCTTTTGATGACGAGACTCCCGTTATGTCTAAGAGCGCTGATAAGTTTGCTCCTCGTGTTGGCGACATTTATCTTCCTCTTCCCGTTGACATAAACTGGCCCGGTCCCGGCAATGCTAGCCCTCGCCAGCTCTTTATCACTCCGTCTAATCCCAAGTCTATCACCGATCCCAACGGCAAGAACTATTTCCGCGGCGGCAATGTTTCCTTTGGCAAGGACCAGTTTTATCTTTCTAAAAAGTCTCCCAATGGCTCTTATCGTATTAACGAAGACCTTCCTGTTGTTCCTCGCGAAGAGCTTGCTCGCATTAAAGATTTTCCTTCTATCGAATCTCTCAACGCCGACTTTATTAATATGAGCGAGCCTGATCGTAATCTTATTTTGGACTTTTATAACGATCTTGCTAGGAAGGTTAACAGCCGCAATAGCTCCATGGACGAACTCAACTCTGTTAAAGGGAAATATAACGCCAACTTTGAACCCCTTAAGTTCGATTAACTTTTATGTCTAGCTCTGATCCGTCCGTTTTCTCTTGGCAGCCTCCCGATGCTCAGCAGCAGCAGACTTTTGAAGAGTATCTCAAAGGTTATCCTGTTGATGTAAACGCTCAGCGCCCCAATGTCTTCGAGCAGGCTACCCAGTATTACAACAATTCTGGTGTTCCTGGCGCTATGCCTCTTAGCCAAATGCAGGGTTATTATCGCCAGGCTGATAACGAGGCCAATGCTTATAATGCTCTTGTTATGGACAAAAACGCCCGTCGTCGTCAGATCTTGCAGAATACTTATGCCGCCAGGGAGAAGGCCGATGCCGAGGCCGCTAAAGCCTCCGGTATGCAGTCTTGGGTCAGCAATATTCCTTTCTTCCAGAACACAGCCGCCGTTTACGATTACAATCCCGAAACTCGCAGATACGAATATCGCCTTCCCAAGGACGGCGGTGAGACCCTTGCTCAGGCTCTTCAGAATTTTGGCGCTCACTTTACCGCCGCTCTTATTGGCGATCCTGACTGGGCTCGAAATCAGCAGCGTATGGCCGTTTCTGATAAGGGCAAGGACTCTCTTAAAGAGCTCGAAGATGCCGAAAATTACCTTAACGGCAAAACTGGCGATCTGAAGACTCCTCCTGGCGTCCAGTTCTCGTCCGATCTTTATAAAACTGCTCTTACCGCTTCTGCTCACAATCCTGATGGCTTAAGCCCGCAGGAGCGCTTGAAGCTTGACGCTTTCGACAAATATTCTCGTGAGAACGACGCTACCGCTCGCTCTGCTAAGGCTATTCGTGACAAGCAGCTTTCTCTCGTCAATAATTTTAAGAAAAATTATAACACCGCCAGCGCCAATTACGCTTCTATGCTCGACCCCGATACCATCGACCTTGCTTTTCTTGTTCCCGGTCAGATGGAAGGCCCCGCTGCTCTTGACATGAAGCGCGCTACCGACGCCACTTTCCAGCTTCTTGGTATTGCTAACGATCCTGATTTTCCCGACGAGGTTAGGGCCGACGCTCTTCAGAAGGTTAATCAGCTCAAGCGCATTCGTGATGCCTATGGCCGCGCTTCTCAGTACATTAAATCCGGCCCTCGTTCTGTTACGAATGCTGGCGTCGAGAAAGGCGCCGCGTGGCTTAATCCTAACGCCTATTTTAAGGGTATCAACAATGGTATCCCTGCTTTCTGGGGCGACATTGGCCTTGAACCCCTTCGCTCTGTTCCTGGCGAGTCTGGCGGTAGCATTTCTAGTTTCTTTGCCGATCCTAAAAGCGGTTATACTTATACCAGTCTTTTTCCCGATACTTACACTCCTCGCGACGAGTCTAATTCTTCCGCTCCCAGGACTTTCTTTGAAACTCCTGCTGCTGCAAACTTTTTTAAGCAATTTCAGAATCTTTATAACTCTTATTCCACTCTTTACGGTTGGCTTCCTGAGGATTCTCGTACCGCTCTTAACAACACTTACGCTTCCATTCTCAGCAAGACATTCCCTAAGCGTTATTATGACGAACTTGCTAAAGCTCGTCTCTTGGACAGCAAAGCCGTTTCTTACGATGCCTTTATGAACCAGGTTCTTAAGTCTTTCTTGGCTTACGGTGCTGCGAACGCTTTTGCTACCCCCTCTGAGTAATGTCGTCTCTTTATCCCTATCCTTTTGCTGGGCTCGACCACGAGACCTCTCTCAAGCCTGTTAGCGACAAGGACAGGGAAGAGACCGCTAAGTTTCTTAAGGATGACGTTTGGCCTGTCGTAAAGCCCGTTTTGCACGGCGGCAAGGTTGCTCTTGACTGGCTTTTATATCCTGCTCAGGTTTTGTGGAATCCCGTTGCTCTTGGCTCTCGCGAGTTTAACCGCCGCTACCTTTATCCTCTTACCGAATCTGCCGGCTATATTCCTCAAGACATTGAGGATTATTTCTCTTATCGCAACGCCCTTCGTACTGGTGCTTCCAAAGAAGAAGCTTCCGAGCTTCTTTCTGACGTAAAAAAGCGGCATCTTGACGCTCTTTCGCAGGTCGTTTTCCCTTATGTTGAAGGCCTCAATGATGAAAACGAGCCTTTTGGTCGTCGCCTTTGGAACCATCTTCAGTTCCCCGGCACCGATAAGGCTGGTAACTTTTCTACGAAAGGTGCTCTTACTGAATTTTTCGCTCCCGGGCACTTTATTGGCAGCGTTCCTAGCGGCATTGAGGTTGCCCGCCATTTTAACAAGCAGCTCGGTTTGAAAGGCGCTGGCGCCGTTCCCTCCTATGTTTTGTTTCCCGGGCTCGGTTTTGCCTCCGATTTTGCCATCAATAAGCGTCTTGGCTTTAAGTTCAACGCCCTTACTCCTTCCGGTCGCTCTTCTGCCGTTCCTCGCACTGCTTCTTCTTCTTGGTATCGCGAGGCTCGTAACGGCCAGCGTGCTCTTCTTCAGCTTGCTGACATTCCTCTTGTCCGCGGCGAAGGTGTTTACAGGCGCCTTTCCAACCTTGGCAAAGCCATGGATGCTTATCAGGCGTCCCGCGTTCTTAAGTCCAATTCTCCTTACTTTGAAACTGGCCCTGCTACCAGCAAAAACCTTTCTCGCGATTTTGCGGAAGGGTTTGTTAATCATTATGACTCCCTTGTTGCTCCCAAGATTGATTCTATTCCTCTTGTTACCAAGGTTATGTCTTATCCCTACCGTTACGGCAGGGCTCTTGCTGGTATGCCTCCCGCTCGTGTTCGCGAACTTCGCCGTATTTCTGGCGCTTCTTCTGATCCTCTTGACGCGTCTTTCCTTTCCAAGCTTTTCGAGAATTCTCCTTCCTCTCCTGTTTATCTTCTCCCCACTTCCGACGCCGCTGACGTTATACGCCACGCTCCCATTCCTGTCCACGTTTCTGAGGTTCCTTATTTGCAGGAGGTCTATTCTGCCTCCTCCGCTCCTTCTACCGCTGAGAAGGTCGTTAGGTCTCTTTATATGCAGTCTTACACTCCTAAGGTTGCCGTAAACAACGCCTTTAACGCCGGCCCTCAGTCTGTCAACTCTGGCGCTCGTCTTTATTCTCCCACTTATTGGAAAGCGTTTTTCAATTCTCTGTTTAACCGTCGTTCTTCTAGCAGCAAATCTATTTCCGACGCCCGTCGCGCTTTTGTTCAGAACAGCCTTTCCGATATGGTTTCTTTTGGCCCTGCTGATAAGGGCTTTGGCTATAAGGTCGTCGGCTATGTTCCTCGCACTCTTGCCAAGACTTCTGGCCGCTTTGAGCGTGCCGCCAGGACTGCTTCTTATGCCGATCTTGTTGAGCAGGGTTGGTCCCCCAGCCGCGCTTATTCTGAGGTTCTTAATTCTTTTGTCGACTATAGCAGCCCCACCATGTCCTCTCGTGTTGTTGGCCGTATTTTGCCTTTCCCTCAGTTTTATTTCGGCAATACTGCTAACAACATTCGCATGGCTTATTCAAACCCTGCTATGATGGTTTATCCCCGGTACCTTGCGCAGAGCCTTAACAATTCTAATGAGGCTTACGTCAAGGACCCCGTTGCTTATGACAATCAATATGGCTTTAACGCCCACATTCCTGGCACCGACGACAAAATCAACTTCCGCTCTTACCTCCCACAGTTAAAGAACTCTCCTGGCGATCTTGTTTATTCTGGCGGTCGAATCACCCTCCCTTACGAAAACTTTTTAAAGGCCATTTATGGCGCTTTTTCTGACGAGGTCCCTCCAAATGATCCTTTGCGTCTTCATGCTCCTGCTCCTGTTCCTTATATTTCCCTTTCCTCCACCCCCTCCTCCCCCGAAGATCTGAAGCGAAATCAGACGATCGTTGACTTTATTCGCTCCGTTCCTCTTTCTCGCGATCTTTATGATTTTCTTGTTTCTGGCAATTCTGATGCTTATAACTTTACTACCGGCAAGAATCAGCCCGATCTCCCGTCTCGCCTCGCTCGTTACTTTTTCTCCGTTTCAGAAGACACTCCTGCCGTTTCTTATTATTCTCGATATCGTAATCTTGTTAATAACTTGATCGAGAACAATGCTGGCTTCGAGTTTGATCCTTCTGTCTACCGCTTCCGTGACCTCATTGAAGAGCTTTACGGTCGCTCCCTTTCTCCTTCCAGTTTTACTGAAAAGCTTGTTGAGCCTGGCGATTCTTATCCCGAGCATGAGTACGTTGATAGCAGTTATTCTCCTGAGGATTTTGATAGCTATCTTTATCCTTTGTCTCAGGCGCTTGCCCCTTATAAGAATCGCGCTTATATCGACAATTCTGAACTCGGCGAGCTTTTGCACGCTCTTATTTTCAACCGCAACGCTCGCGTGTACTTTGACACTTCTAAGATCGATCAGTTTGCGTTTTCTTCTTTAGGCGCTTTTGCTTCCGTTCTTTCTGATCTTGTTTATAATTCTGACTTGCGCGGCGATGACGCCATCGCCTATCTTTCTCCTTTCCTTTTGACTAATCGTCAGTTGGGCAATACAGACGTCCCCAAAGACGAACTTGATAAAAAGGTTCTCAAATATTGGCCTATTGATGAAACTGACACTCCCGACTATCGCAATCCTTTTTTGTACGACGGTACTTACGAGGATGTCGTTTCTCACATTTCCGATCTTGCTGCCAAGGGTCTTTACGCTATGGAGCATCCCGTTCGCTATTATAGCCCCGATTCTATTGGCGATTCTCCTTCTTTTCGCGGCAAAATTGACCATATTTTCTTCTCTCCCGACCATAAGCATGCCGCCGGCTTTGACAACAAGTTCGGCTCCTCTTTTGTTCCTCCTGCCGAGCGTAATGGCCAGGTCGCTTCTTATGCTCTTTCTCTTTTCCAGATGTATCCCGAGCTTGAGGACGTTACTTTTTCCATTATGCAGCCTAGCGCTTCCGAAGGTTTTTCCCCCTACTCTTTTAACCGCGCTTCCTATACTTTCCATAACGACCCTGACACTATAAAGGAAATTATTAGTCAGATTCAGCTTTCCGAGCGTCTCGCTCGTCGCCGCGCCGAACTTGAGGATCAAGGTAGAGACTTAACTCGTACCACTCAGGATATCATCAACGACATCAACGAGCTTATGTTTAACAATCCCGGTTTGATGCCCTTCTTTATGCTGCTTGACGGCGACGACTCTTTTTACCGGTCTTCCAACCCTCGTTTTGTTAAGCCCTTGTACGATCCTTACGAAAATCCCGAGCTGTTTTTCCCTAGCAAAAAGAAATGAGCAGTTTTATGTCATGCTCGGGACGTCACCTTAAACAAGGAATCTTATGGATACTGGGCGGTTTATCCTCATGCCCGGGAGCCTGCTTTAGGGGAGAAATGTTAGAGATTATGTCAACATCGATATATCTCTTCTTCGTTGACGGCCTTTTCGCGCCTTGCCCATGGCATCACCGACGAAGTCGCGGTTTCAATATTTAGGCAGTTTATCGTCTTGCCCGGGACGTTACTCAAGGAGGAATCTAGATACGAATTATACCTGCTTCGTTATCGGCCTTTTTAATTCTTGCCTAGGAGTGGACGAAGCCGCCGTAGATAACAACAACATGAAAGAAAGTGTTCATGGCAGACTTTGTTTTAAGACCCGTCTGCTGGTCTAAGCTAATTCTATGTTCGACGGATCTGGCACTTCGTCCGCCACTATGATTTCCTTGTTCTCGATGTCTTTTTTCCACTCTTCGAACGCCCCTTGAGCGTCGTCCATCGTGTAGAATTTGGTTCTCGGTTCCCAGCGCATCATCGCGCCTTCAAGGCCTTTTTCGAGAATGAAGCAAGGGTTTACTTCCTTCTTTTGGTCTTCCGGAACTCTGATTGTGACAACCGTCATCGAGTTGTCGAAAACCCAGATTACGTCTCTTCCGTCATATTTTATAATATCACTCAGCTGTAGTTTCATAGACGTTGTACTCCTCGAAGACGCTTTTTATCGTCTCCTTCATTGTCTTTTCGAGCCTTTTTGCCAGCTCTTTTGAGACTTTTTCTTTGTCCTCGCACTCTGCATTTTCTATTGCGATTTTGAGGTCAATTTTAACGCCCGGTAGCTTTTTCTGTTTTTCTTCTTCCTGTTTCTTTTCTTTCAGGTTTTCCCTTGCTTCTTTCACGACCTCTTCCAGCAGCCTTTCAGCTTCTTCGATGGCCTTGCAGAAGTCTTTGCGAGCCTGTTCCAGCTCTTCGTTTTCGAACATTTGATGCATCTTTTTTCCTTTTTGTTTTTTTGTTAGGTTTTAGTTCACATAGCCGTTAGCTAAACGGCATTGTTATTATATCACACTTTCCTTAAAAGTCAATCGGCCAGACCGATTCTACTGCCTTGTCGTCTATATACAAATCCGCTATCGGTTTGCTCCCCGCTACTCTGTCGAACTCCACTCCTACCGACTTGCAGAATTCAACCGCCCAATCTACCGCCGGGCCCGTTCTGCTCGTGTGCAGTATCAGTTTTGCTCCCCTTTCTTTCGCCGCTTTTATCTGGTCTATCAGCCACGGGTTGATTTCCCAGCCCTCTCCGCAAAGTGTTCCGTCGAAGTCTACCGCTATTGTTTTTGCTTCTCTGCACTTCCTTTCCAATTTGCTTCTCGGTGATCTTACGGCTTCCCTTTTCAGCTCTTTGTACTCGTCTGGCGTCATTATCACCCTGCCGTTTTTTAGTAGTGTGCAGTACATCCCCGGCTCTTTTTGCCGTTTTCCTTTTGCTATTTTTAGGCCTATCAGCACTCCCACTAGCGCCACTCCTATGTATGACCCTATTTGTGCCACCAAGCCTACTAAATTATTCATCGTTTCTATCATTTTTCTTTTCTCTTGTTGCTATTATTAAGACCCACGGCAGTATCAGCATCGCTATTCCCAGCAATGCTATTGCCAACCAGCCTTCTCCGTCATTCATCGTCTTTTATTTCTCCTATGTCGTAACAGTCGTCAGGCGGTTCCGCTAGTTTGTCCATCCACGTTGCGCCCAAGAACAGCATTACCGTTAATGCGAAGCATATTCCGAATATTGCCCCTATTATTGCTATAGCTATCATAAGCTTTCAAACTTCCTTGTCCTTTTTTCGTGTTCTATTCGCTTCCTTATTTCCTCCCACCACATCGGGTGGTCTTCCTCGAAGCGTCTTAGTTCTTCCCAGTTTTTCACTTCGTTTTCTTCTTTGATCAGTTGGTTCATTACTGTCCACATCCTTCCGTCGCTAAACCTTCTTACCGTAGTGTAGCTGTTCGCTTCTCGTATAACCAGCCCCCATTCCAGTGCTCTTTCCGTTGCTGTTTCCGGTATTTTCATTAGCGTGTTCGGATTTTTCTGTATCACCCTCCTTATTATTTCCCAAGCTATGAACTTCAAGCCTTGTATTTCTTGTTTATTCTTCGCTTTCAAACTTCAGCCACCCTTGTTTTGGCGCTTGCTGCTTCTTTCCCTTTACGACGTCGTTCCTAAAAGCCTTTAGCTCCCTTATCATCCTTTCGCATCTGCTTATCGATTTTCGAGCCGTGTCCATATCTTTCTTATAGTGTTTGATATAGCCTTGGTACTCTTTTATTTGTTTGCATATGTCCAAGTAAAGCTTTTGCTTCTCAGGAGTGTCAAGGCTCTTAGGAACGCACATCATTTCTTATTCCTCCTCGTCGGTTGCTAAGTGCTTTTCAAGGTTTTTCGCCTCTGTGTGCATGTACTTAGAAAGCTCTTCGAGCTTCATAAGCACGCCGTCTTTCAGGTCGTCTTCTTCCAGAACTCTCACTGCCGCCGCCAGGTTTGCAGATGTCAGCATTTCGCTGATTAACCACAGTCTCAGGCACCCTCTTGTTTTCTTGTATTCAAGTTCTTCTCCGCCTTTTTCTTTGGCTTCTTCAATCTGCCGCATTATTTCCTCGATCATCTCTGCATCTCCCTTGAGCATTGTCAGAACGATCTTGGCGACTGTTTTCTTTCTTTTGTCTTTTTTAGTCATACTTTTTGTTCCTCGTTGTTAAAGTTGTGTATTTTGTCATTTCCTTGTGTCTGCTTTAGCGTCTGCCGGCGCTTGATCCACATATCCGTCTCCGAATGCGTCTCTTACAACTTCTTCAATCGGTTTGACGTCTTCTTTTTCTTCGGCCCTTGTTGGCGTTCCTGGCACGCCCATTTTAGGTCTTATGGCATGCCTGTCTGGCACAGCGCCTTTCGTAGTTGTGCTTGCCGTGCATGTCGGCCCGTTCATGTAATAAGGGCTGTCGTCGTAGTAATGTGTGTAATATTCTCGTTTCCAAGGCCCTTCGTTTAAGTATCTTTTGTATTCCTTTATGAACCACGTTTCGTTGCTTTTTTCTTCCAGCTCTTTTATTTTCTTTTCAAGTTTGTCGAGCCTTTCTGCCAAGCACGTTCCAAGCTGCCTTATTTGCTTGCAAGTTCCTATTTTAGCCGCTTCCGAGTTATAAACGTGTATGCTCAGCCTGTTGCCTTTTTCCCACTCGTCTACAAACTTTATCAGTTTGTCCAGCGGCTCTTTCAGCGCGTCTTTCAGCTCCGCGTCGTCGTCAAACGGCGTTCCTCCGTAAGCGATGTCTTTTATCGTCTTGAAGAGTCTCGAGATTGTTTTTGCTTCGTTCATTTTTTTGTCTCCTCCGCGTACATTAAGATTCCCAAGGCGTCCGCGGTCTCTAACGTAACCTTGATCTGTGGGTATTTTGCCTCAACGATCTCTTTGATGCGTTTTTTGGCTTCCCTTTTGATTCTTTCCTTAACTGAAGGCGTCGCTCCTTTCGGAACCGCCTCTCTCGTCGCGCCTATGGCCTTCTGCCACGTTTTTGGCTCGACATCGACTCTCGATATCCCATAAGCCAGAAGCAGGGCTTTTAGAGCTCCGTAGTTCTCCGCAAACGTCCATGTCGCCGTCGGCCTCTGCTTTGGCATCGAGTGGACCTTCTCCAAGTAGCACACCGGCTGTGGCGGAAGCCCTTCTCCCGGGTTTTCCTTCTTGAATGCTTCCAGCTCTTGTGCTGTTGCCAGACTTAGATTGAACGAGAACCACTCGTTTATTCCTCCTACCGTGTTAGGCATCTTCCATGCATGAACAATTCCGTTGTTCATTTTCATGGCTATGCCGCCTTTGATCCCCGGATCGATTGCTATTATCATTCCTTTTCCTCTTTGCGCTTTTCGTCGTTGCCTTCTTTCTGCTGTTCCGTTTTCAGAAGCTTTGTTATTTCGATTTTTAAGGCTATGTCTATTGCCTTGTCAATTAACATGATCATGCTAACGACAAATGCTTTCTTTTCTTCTTCGTCTACACCCTTTGTGTGTTCAAGGAAAATTCTCTCGACGTTTTCCCATAAAGCCTTGTTCATTTCTTTTGGTATCATTTTTTTCTCCTTTTCTTTGTGCAATCTTCGCAGCCTGCAAGGCTTTCTTCCAATTCCTCTTCGGTTAAATAGTACTTTTCTGCCGAGTCGCTATCGCCTATCTCTTCGTCGATGCGCTCGATAAAGCACTTGCCTTTGTAGTCAATTTGGAAAAAAGCTTCGTCTGTCCTTACCGCTTCCGGCTCTCCACTTAAACCGTCTTCGGTATAGATAAAGCGCTTCTTGCCCTTTACTACCTTTTCCATCCATTGTTCGTAAGTAATCATTTTGTTTCCTCCACTTTTCGCCCGCAATTCGGGCAGTAGTTAAAATTCATCATGCACTCTATGCTTCGCCCTCCACATGCTGAACATTCGAACATCATGTAGTGATCGTCCATGTTCTCGCATGTTTCTTCTCGCTCTAGCGCCTTTATGGCTTGGTTAATATACGGAACACTATCGGAATAATACCCTAAAGGCGATACGCTTTCTAGTGTAATAGTCTGCCTAACTCTTTTTAGATAATCTATCGCTTCTTTGTTGGTCATTCCTCTTTCCCTCTTTCTTCTTCTCTTTGGTGTTTCCACGCAAGCATTCTTCTTTCGTGTTCTTGCCTGTCCCATCTTTCACATACTTCCGCAGCCTCCTCCCACGTCAGGAAGATATATCTTTGCGTATGCCTGCCAAGCATTTCCGTGCCGTACTTGACCAGCACCGAATCCTCTCGCTTTTCTATTACTTTTGCGTCTCTCGGATATTTGTTTCCCGCTCCGTTTACATACGGGTAGTATATCGTGTCTCCTGGTTTTAGCTTTTCATACTCTTTGTCTGTCATTTTCCTTCCTCTATTTTTCGTTCCACCCACACTTGCTTCATTTCTTCGTAGTCTTTTCTTTCTAGTTCTTCGTCCTTCTTTATTTGCCTTTTCCATGCTCTTTTGGCCTTTTCATGCGTCAGGAAGCAGTATTTGTAAGGTATTGCCTCGCAGCACGCCTCCGCTAAACAAACCATGTCGTGGCCGTTGTATTTTTCCTTGCCTGAAACTTTATCCTCTTCGATCCAAGGATTAGTTTCCGGGTAGCCTCCCTCGACATAGTAGACAGTTTCTCCGCCTTTCAAGTTGTCGTATTCTTTTCGTGTCATTTTTGCTTTTATTGTTAATAGCGGCGGTCGGCATCGCTGCGTGTCGACATGGGCGTGGATTGTGTCAAAAATGTGTGTTCGTTGCCCATCTGGTCGCCCTTATTGCTGCTAAAATCTTCCTATTCTTATTCTTCGCTCTTCGTCTTCTTTCTTCAGTCTTGCTTGGCGTTTCTTTTCTCTCGGCATCCACTCAATTTTCTCTTCTTCCCATCGTTTTTCTAAACGAGCCAGCCACTTTGGCTTTTGTTTTCTTTTGAAGAGCCCCTTGGTAGTTACCTCTTTTCCTTTCGCCATAAGATTCTCTCTCTTTCTTTTTTCGTTTCTTCAATGTACTTTTTTCTTTCTTGCTCAAGCCTTATGTTGTAAATCCACAGCCCTATTGCCGTTCCTAAGCAAGCCCCTAACGTGCATTCCAGTATCTCTTTAACAGTAATCATCTATTTTGCCGTTTCTTCGCTTTTGCACTTTTCGTTTTAGCTCGTCCAGGATGTACTCTTCGTACTCTAACGCTTGTTTGACTCCTTGCGCTATCGCAAAGCATAAGAGTAGGGCTGTCCCCAGGCCCATTATTAATGAGAACGCCCCCACAAACGGGAATACCAGCATCTCTTTCAGTGTCATTGCGTCGCCTTCCATTTCTTAGTTTCTCCAGCTTTTCGGTTAATCTCTTTGCCAGCTCTTCTTCTGCTTCTTTTTTTGTCACGAAGCAATCTTCGGCCTTGAAGTATCTACAGTTTTTAGATCTTATCGACTCTTCCAGTACTCTCGGCCTTCCTCTTTTGACCCTCGATCTGAACGTCGTTGTCTCGAATATGTCCGGGAAGAACTTTATGATTTCCATGTTTATTTCTACCCCGAACAGCGGCTTTTTCGTCAAGCACACTTTTTTAAACTGCTCTATTGTTACCATTACGCGTTCCCCACTTGTTTGCTTAGTCTGTTCATTACGTCTTCTATTTTTTCTTTTTCCTTTTCTTTCTGTCTGTCATACCAGCCAGATTCTTTTTTCAGCAGGTAGATCCTGAATGACCCTTCAGTCAGCCCTTCTATTCCGATTGCGATCTTCGCTTTTTCTTCTGCGCTGAGCTCTACGTCTTCCTCTATGTGCTCGATTATACTCTTTGTGCTTCCCACCACTATGTCGTGGCAGAACGAGTTCACCGCCGATTGCTCTCTTTCGTCTTTTATTTCTTTCGGTTCTTTGCTTTTCCTTATTTTTTCCCTTGTTTCGTTCAGCTTTTCGAGCGGCGCTCCTGGCTTGTCCATCATTTCTATCAGCTCTCTTATGTTGAGGACGGTCCCTGATAGAATTTTCCCGTTTTCGTCATCCTTTTCCCTCGTTATTATTTCTATCGTCCCGTCGTGGAGGTTCGGCATCACCGCGCATTCGCCTTTCGGTTTTTTTCTTTTCTTTTCTTTCATTTTCTTCGTCTAGTTCTTTAAAAAAGTTTATCAGTTCTTCTTTTGCTTCTTCTATTGCCTCTTCTGGCAATCCTTTTTCTTTTAGCTTTTCAACGAGCTCGAAATAATCTTTTCTTCTTCTGGCGAGCTCTTCTTCATTTGGCTTCATTTTTCTCCGTGGATTGTTTTTTCTCCGGCTTCCGGTTCTTCTTCGTCCGGAAGCTTTTCAAGGTTCGTGTTGTCCAGAGTATGCCTTATTTTCGGCTCTCTGTCCTCTTCTTCTTCCTCCTCTATGCAGCCTACTTCCCACTCTACTCTCCTCGTTACTTCTTCTAGCAGCGTCAGCAGTTTTTCGCAGCACCGCTTTCTCAGCACCGGAGTCGATTCAAATCGCGGGTTTAGCACGTTGTCAAGCAGGAGATGAAGCTCGGCCAGGTAATCTGGTTTTTCCGTCATTTGAATATCCCCTTTATTTTCTTTATCACTTGATCTGCTTTTAGCGCAATGTAAAGCAGAGCGATTTTCCAGAAAGGCGTTTTGTCCATTGTCTTTTTCTCCTTTTTGTGCGTTCTTCTTGGATTTCTTTTCTGATCTTTACGCTTTCCTCCTATCTCCATGAACGCCTTGCGTCCGCTTCCTTTCTTTCCCTTCGGCGTAAAATCTACATACCTTTCCTTAGATTTTATCATTTTCCTCCTCCTCGTTCAAGTCGTCTTCCTCGCGCCTTACGCAGCCTTCTTCTTTGTCCCATTCCAGACCGATAAGCGAAGCCAGGAACTCCGGTTCGAACCACATCATGTCGTTGATTTGTGTTTCCGTCAAGTTGTCGAAGTCTTGTTCCAGCTGCTCTTCAATCATGTCCAGCTCGTGCCATGTGAACTCTTTGGCGTTGTCTTTTGCTCCCGACCAGAAGTCGAAGTGTCTTAACTCTCGTTCTACTAAGTATTTCATCTTACTTTCTCCTTTTGTTCTATTCTTATTAGTTCTATTTGCACTGCTGTTAGAGCTTCTTTAAGCTTTTGTTCTAGCTCCTCACAGGCGGCTTTGTGTTGTCTTGTTGATAGCGGTATGTATCTTTTGCTCAGCACATACTCTATCAGGTCTTCCAATCGTTCTGTGTCTATCATACCGGCGGCGCCTCATCGTCTTCTCTGTTCCATTTGTCCAGTTTGTACTTGAAGTCTTTTGTCATGTCAAACGGCTCTTTCCACGATATTATTTGTGCTATCTTTGACGCCTTTTCTGTTTCTGACATACCTTCCGCTTCCTCTACAATGCGGTTGCTAGGGTCTTTTATTCCCTCTATCATCGCTCTTTTCGCCTCTTCGAAAGTGTCGTAGTACTTGTCGTAGTAGAAGCCTGACAGCGTTCCTTTTCCTGTCTTGAATATGTCTTTTACAATGTCCGGTGTTCTTAACCCCATCGGCAGCAAAATCCCGTAAAAGACTTTTTCTTTTCCTTCTTTGCTTAAGTCTATCATTGTTCTGGTATCGGCCTTTCGCAGTCTTTGATTAAATCGTAAGGTTCTTCCCAATCCCTTGCTTCTTTGAGCAACGTTTCTTCGTGCTCTTCTTCAAGGTCTTTTAGTAGTTGCGCTTTCGCTGTTTCGAATCTTCTGAATTTCCTGCTGTACAAGAATCCTGACATTGATCTTCCGTGGCTTATTTTGTCTTTCACTAGGCACCTTTTTCTTAAGTGGTATGGCATCAGGATTGCATAGAATACAGTCCCTTCTTCGTCGTTTTCTACGTATGGCTTGTTTTCTTCGCTCACGTCAATCATTGCATTTCTCCAGCAGCTTTTCTATTCGTTCTGTTAGCTTTTCCAGATCTTTTTCGTACTCTTCTGGCGTTTCGCCCTTCATCATGTACTTTGTTAGTTCTCTTTCCGCGTCTTCTATCTTTTTGTTGTACATCTTTACTTTCATGTCTTCTTCCTCTGTTTTTTCGTTTTCGTTTAATTTTTTAATTAAATTTTCCAGATCGCCATTTAATTGGTCTATGTTTCTTAATTGTTGTATCGTTACCGCTTTTTTTATTGCTTCATTTGTCCAGGCGGCCAGCGCTGCTTCCCTTGATGGGTAGTATTGCTGGTCGCCCTGCCATTCTGTTTCGCTGTGCTTAAACGTCCCTAGCGTCTGGCTTAGGTTTGTTATTACTCTGTAGTACATTTCTTTTTACCCTTTGCCGCCGCTTCCAGCGCTTTAACCGCGCTTTCCAGCATCTTGATCTTATACAGTAGGTAAGCCCTGTATGATTCTTCCGTTCTGTATTCTTTGACCATGGCTTCCAGACGTTCGATAGAGCTCATTTCCTCTTCCGGAACCTCGTCGTCGCCGTTGGTTCTGCGCTTTTTCGTTACCAGCTCGATTTTTCTGGCTTTGAGTCTTCCGCAGCATCCTTGGTCGATGATGTTTTTCGCCATCTCCAGGATATCTTTCGGTTCACTCTTCGTTTCGACCGTTACGGCGAAGTACTCCATCGTTTCGTCTCTCATCATCGCCAGCCTGTTATAGTACCCGTGGGCACTGCTGTCTCTGACGTTTCGCTTTCTGGAGTCGTCGAGTCTCGAGATGTCGATCTGCGTTAACTGCGGCAGCCTTTCGTCCGGCCTCCTCAGCTTTTCCGCTATCTCGCCTTCCAGTTCCGCTATGTATCCGACGACCTTTCTGTCGTCGTTCGGATCTCTTTCGATGTCTTCGATCTTTTTGTAACCGCCTACTTCGTCTGGTGTCATGTTGTTCTTGTGCATCAGTTGCATGCCTATCTTCATCGTGTCCGCCACCTTGACTGCCTCTTCCGCGATTTTGTTTAGGCTTTCTTCAAGCTTGCTTATCACAAGGCTTGCGTATAGCGTGTACAGCTCTTTCTTTCCGCTGCTGTCCCATTCCGCCTTTCTCATCCATCCGAATTTTCTGGCGAGCATACTGTCTTTCGAGTCGCTTCTGCCCAGTTTCCAGTTGCCGCTTGATATTTCCACGCGCATTATGAAGCTTCCTTCCGTGTAGTAGTCGTCCTGCTGCTTTTCAATCAGCACTTCTATGCCTCCGCCTTCCTCGGCTCCTAATCCGCTTCCTTTTTTGAGCTCGAACAGATGCCTTCTCCCTGCGCAACAGCTGTTCCAGTCTTCCCAGCCCGGCGTATTCCATATTCTGTTGTACTCTTCTCCTTCGAGCTTGTACCAGTTCTTTTCCGTCACTCTTACTGTGTAGTCTTTCGGTTTATTTATCAACTCTGCTGTCACACTTACTCTTTTCGCCTTTTCTTTGATTTCCTTGGCTTCTTGCGTTAGGTGCGAGCATTTGTCGAGTTCGATGAATCTGTCTATCACCGTCGCTGAAATGTACATGTCAGCGTGTCCGCTGTCCAGGTCTCCCTTGATTATCATTGGCGTGCATCTGTTTCCCACCAGAACCAGCGTGCCTTTTTTCACCTTCCCCGATTCTCCCTCCGCCATCATGACTTCGGTTCTCGGATAATAACCTTTGTTGTTTCTTAAAACATCATTAATGTCCATTGTTTTTCTCCTTTGTTATGTAATCTATTCTTTTGTTAACTTCTTCTAGAGCGTTTTCCAGTTTTAATTTCAGGCGCGCCAGCGCTTCTTCTTCGTTATCGAACCACCAGTAGTCGTTCCATTTGATCTTGTCGTACATTTTGTCTTTAATGTCTGCTACCCGCAAAGGTAGCAGACTTTTTTCGACTACATAGCTTGTGGCTTTCTTTCGGAAAGCCTCTTGGATTTCCCACGGGATCAGTTCCATTGTTCGCTGCTCCTTTTGGTGGTCCTTCTCAGATACGGCGTACCTTCCGACGTTTCCGTGTATTCCGCGACGTCGTCAGCGGTTGCTCCGAGCTTCTGAGCCAGCTCTTTCCACTTCACCGTTGTCCGTTTGGCTTTCACGATCTTGTAGTTCGCGCTGCCTCCCTTCTCGATGATGTAGTTTGTCACCACTTTCTTCTTTTCTTTGATGAAGTCCTCTATGGTCGCTATTTTGTCCAGAGCCTTGTCTGCGTATGTCAGAGCCTCTTCGACGTTCGCGTCCTTGAACGCGTACTTCGTTGTGAGTTCCGCGCCTTCTTTCCCAAGCACCACCGTTATAGCGTCTTCGCACATGCGTCTCCAAGCTGGGCAGTTCATCTTGTTGCAGAAGCGACAGTTATCAGCGCTCGGGATAGCGTCTTTATCAGTGGCCGCGTGAGCTGCCATCTCTATACCGACGATATTCGCAAGGAAGTTGTTTTCGCTTTCTTCCCTTGTCACCTTCCAGGCGCTCGGGTCTTCGATTTCTTCCCAGCTCATACAAGCCGGCTGGATGATCAGGACCTTCAACGCTTTCAGGGTTTTTACACCCTGAAAAGCTCCTTCCACGTATGCTTGCAACTGGAGGTTTGTCGGGCTGTCGTTCACTCTCATACTTCCAAACTTCCAGTCGATAAGCACGCCTTCTGTTTTGTCGTCGTTGAGCAGCAGGTAGTCGAGCGTTCCTCTCGTAATCTCTCGGTTTCCGAAAACGACGCTCACAGGAAGTTCCTGGAGGAGCTGTTCGCCTTCTTCCGTCTGGCCTTCTACGAATATCGCCCTGAGGCGCTTTACCGTTTCTATGTCTTCTTTGCTGATGTTGTATCCATCAGAAAGCGCTTTTTCAATTCCGTTCGCCATCGCGTAGTGCATCGCTGTGCCACGCTCTGAGTCGCTTGATTTTTCTTCCTCCCAGTTCAGACAGTTGAACCACGAGTAAGGGCAAGCGCTGATTTGAGGCATCTTTGACGGCCTCACGAGTCTCTCGTCGGGGACTCTTATGATTTCTTCAGTCTTGTTTTCGCTCATTTTCTTGTTCCTTTAAAGTTTTATATTCGATGATTTCGTCTCTTGCTTGCAGAAGTTCTTTCGTTGCTTTTTCCAGCAACATTTCTCTTATTTGCGGAATCGATTCTTCTTCCGCCTCTTTTAGGGCTAGCAGCGCCCTTTTTGCGAGCGCTGCTACCTTTACCACCAGCGATCCCATTACAAGCCCCTTCTGCCGGGGAACCTGTTGTTCCCGTTGAAACCGCCGCCGTTGTCTTCGTCAGGCGCGTCGACTTGGGCTTCGGTGTCTCCGTACGTGTAGACCGTTTTCTTCAGCGTCCTGTTGTAGATGGCGAGAGCGACGATCTTCTTGTCCACTATTTTGATTTCCTGGACTTCGAATTTGTCGTACTTGTCTCTGAACAATCCGCTCTTGATCCAGATGAACGGAGCCGTGTACAGCTCTCTTCCGATGCCCCAGTTGAAGCACGCGCGCTTAAAGCTGTCTGAAGCGAGGCCTTTCTCTGCTTCGGTGTTTGATTCCGTGCCGGTGTCTTCTTTGCTCACCCAGTCGTACTTGCTGTCGTCCCAAATTGACACCGTACAGTTGGCGTTGTCGCGGCTGTGCGCTCTCTTCCAGTTGAACGGGCCTACTGTCTCGTCGAGCACGTTCATGTCACATCTGGCGTCTTTGTAAAGGAGGAGCGACAAGCCCGTTTCCTTCACCGTCGAGATTCTGCAATCAATTTCGTCGGCTCTCAGGTCCCTGAACTCCAGGCGTTTAGCCTTCGGCGTTTCCCGTTCTGGTTCGGGTTTGTCAGCGACGATCTGGTTTTGTTCCTGCTGTTCTCGTTTTACATCCTCTTCGTCGAAGAAAAGGTCCTGCTGTTCTTCCGGGTCTCTCTGGATGAATTTACTAACTTTTTCTAACGTCATAGTTCTTACTCCTCAGTTATGATTGATTTGAATTTTTCTATCGCTTCTTTGTAGTCTGTTGGGTTTACATTTTCAAGTTGCTTTTTATAAGCTTCTTTCCTTTCTTGCTTTTTGCTGTGGTATTTTCCGGCTGCTTCCAGTAAGTCTCCGTCGCTTTCTTCCAGCATCTTGTCAAGATACGCTTCTGCTGTTTCGTACTGCTCTTTCGGCGTCGTTCCCAGTTCTTTTCCCAGCCACTTGGCTGTTCCTTCCGACATTCCGAATAAGCCCCAGCTTGTTCCGTCCTTGTGCCAGCCTTCGATTTTACCTGAAGATTCCACGCACATTATTTGGAACATGACGGCTTCTTTTGGGGACACATTTGCCCCCAAAAGTAAGCCTAATTGCATTGCGAAGATTAGGAGCGCTTCCATTAGAACGGTCCCTCTTCGCTGTTGTTCCGTCCGCCGTCTTCTTTTCCGGCTTTGTAGTCCGGAGCGACGTAGACATAGAAGTCAGGCGACTTTTCGTCTTTCTTGAAACCGTTCTGGAGAACGTAAAGCTTGGCGTCTCCGAGCTTGCCACTCAGGATGAGCCTGCCTTCTTTGTCTTCAGAGTTCCACAAGCAACCGATTTTCACTAAATCCATTTTGCGGTTTTCGCCTTTGTTGCCGTAACGATTGTTTTGATAGGCCATAATTTTCTCCTATTTTAGTTTGATGGTTATTTCTTTGACTTCGCCTTTTTCGTCTCTGTGCAATATGACTTCTGCGCACGTTGTTATGTCCGCGTCTGTCATCACGAAGCCGGCTACGTCTTCGAACTTGTTGCTTTTCAGTGAGCCTGCGTTGTCTCTCGCGTTGGCTATCACCTTTTTCAGCAGGTCTATTTTTGTTTCTATTCCCAGCTCTTCCTTGCTGTAGAGATAATCAGGGTCTCCGAACATGAAGAAGCCCGATCGTATCTTGTATATTCCCAGTCTGTCTTGCTTCAGCTCTTTTTCTTTCGGCGGTTCCTGTGCTTCTTCTTCCGGCTCTTTTTCCTTCTCCGACTTTCTGTACGGAAGCTTGCTTCCTATTCCGTACTTGTAGTACCAATCCATCGCCGCCTGCTTCGCTTCGTTGTAGTCGCAAAATTCCAGCTCGAAGTTTTCTCCGACTATTGCGTATACCTTTACGCTCGTTCCTTTTTTCAGGTCTCTTTGTCCGAATACGCACGGTGCCCCAGGCTCTGCCTGGAGCAGCAGCGTGCCTCCTTCGCTTATGAATCCTGTTACTTGCGTTGACGAGAAGTCGTAGTCCAGCTGTTTACCCGTCCAATATAGCCTCGCGCCCCATGGTTTTCCCCAAAGTTTTGGGTCTTTTCCTTTGAAGTCGCATTTTACTGTTCCCATGTTTTTTCATCCTTTTATTTTGTTTGCTTCTTCAATTATCATGTTTGCTAGTTCTTCCGGGTTTTTGTTTTCCATGCCTTCTTGTACTATTACCACGCTGTGCGGACCGAACAGGGATTTCCCTATCATGTCTACGGCGTCGTTCCCCCACGCGTGCTGCGCCGGAGTGCCGTGCCCGTATCCCGCGTCTGGTATGCGGTCTGCCCTTTCTATCCATGACATCATAAGCCATCTTGGCATAGCAGGACAGCAAAGCGGGAAGCCGATTCGCTTCAAGTCGAACGGCTGATCTGCGTTTTTGATCTTGGTGGCAACTACGCAACCTTCGTTGCTTCTTTCTGTTTCCAAGATCTTCGCCATGTTGATCTCCACGCGGTTTCCGCGCCTTTCGATCTCTTTGGCCGCGATCGCGATGTTCGCTCCCGCTTTCGCTATATCCTCGGCGGTCACGTAGTGAGGCATGCCTGTCACTACCACCAGTCTGATGACTTTCGCTTTCTTCCTGATGTATTGTTTCCGCCGCATGCAGGTTGGGATTCCCATAATTGCGGCAGGGACGCAGACTTCGTCCCCTACCACGTCATTTATGGTCCTTACGCCCTTGATCATGCCTTCGCACTTTTTGTTTTTGTCGCGAAAGCGATCCTTGATGTACCCCAGGCGTTTGTCGTAGCCGTATTGCAGATATTTCTTGCCTTCTTCGGCAGAATCTATCCCAACGCCGCTGACGCCTTGTTTGGCCGCTTTGTTCAGCACCCAAAAGTCGGGGTCCCTGTGTCGGTAGTGCTCGTTCTTTTCTTTTTTGCTTTCCAGATAGTCGCGGATAGCGTTCGTACCTGTGTGCATCTGGTAAAAGATAGTGTACTTGCCTATCTGCTTTTTGACTACTTCTTGCATGGCTTATTCCTCCATGGTTCTTTCGATTTCGACTGTGGCCTTGTAGAATCTGTTGTCTCTCATCCCGCGAACCTTTTCGATTTCGCCGATAATGATCTTTACATCGTCTCTACTTAAGCCTTTGATCAGGTTCTGTTTGACCGTCTTCACCGTGCCGATGTCTCCCTCGACAGCGACAAAACGCTCGAACGCCCTGTAGCTGACGATCACCTCTAAGCCAGCATCTTTGACCGCTTTGCGGACGGCTCTGAGGTATTCGATCAGTTCCTGGTCGCCGTTGGCGATGGCTTCCTCGATCTTCGGACTGTAGTCCATCTTGATCAAGGCGAACCTGTCAAGCGACGCTGCGTCTAGCTTGTTTCTGGCGCTGTAGGCGGAGTTGGCACCTTCACCAACCGTGTTGCCTGCGGCGATTACTCTGAAGTTCGGATTGGCTTCGATGTTCCTGATAGGAGCAGGGAAGTCAAAGCACTTGTTCGCAATAGCCATGTTCAGGATTGTCAAGACCTCGGGGATTGACGCGTCGATTTCGTCGAACAGCATCAAGCCGCCTTTCGTGAAGGCGTCGAAGAACGCCGTAGGCACGTACAGACCTCTGGTGTTTGAATAACCTTTGACCTGGTGTTCCTGCGTGACCGCGTTCGTGTAGTAATAGTCCAAGCCGAGCGCGTCAGCGATCTGTTTGGCTAATACGTTTTTGCCGCAGCCGGCAGGCCCCACGATGAACAGAGGCACGTTCTTCGCGACGTACTTTACGGCTTCCTCGAAGATCTCGTGCGTGACGCCCTTGATCTCCCTGATTTTGCCGTCGACATCCTTGATCTCGATTCTCTGCGGAACTGCGCCGTAAATCTCAACCAGACGGTTTTCAACGTCTTTCTTGATCTCTTCGACTTGCTCTTCCGTCAGAGTTTTCCTCTGAAGCTCTTCAATGGTCTTCCGGATTGCCGCGAACACCATTGCCGCTTCGTTTTTGAACTGGCTGTCCTGAGTCAATTCGTTTTTGGCTTTTTCCCACAACTCGAAATTTTCATTACCCATGTTTGGATTCTCCGTTTTGGTTTTTTGTCTTATTCTTGCTCCATGGCCTTAGCTTTTGCTTCAGCCACGAAGTTTCTTATGATTGTTTGTATTTGTTCGCTGGCCTGTCTGTAGAGCGTCTTGGCTCCGAACAGGTACGCTAGCATGTATAGCTTGGTTATTTCGGCAGTAATCAGGTTTCTGGTTCTGCCGTTGGCCGCGTCCCACCTAATGTAGTGAGAGTTCAAGATCACTCCGTGCTTGCTGTCTCCCCATTTCGCGTAGAACGTGTCTTTTTCCTTGATTTGCTCGTTCCACAGGTCCTCGTCCAGTATCATGAAGTCTTCGCCTTCCTCTTCGGCTCTGGCTTTAAGCACCCAGCCCCAGATAGGCGTTCCTCGCCTTCCTTCATACTGTCCGTTTTTCCCTGTATCTTGGAACAGCAGCTCGTTCTTTTTAAGAACGTCCTCTATTTCCTCTCTTGACAGCTCAGTGGCAAAAGTGCCACTGATGCTGTCTGAAGCGATCATGATGTATCCGCCCATTATTCGCTCCTTTCCATCCCTTCTTTCTCTTCCTTGAGTTCGAAAGCGATGGTGCCCTTGACGATCTGCTCCATTGGCTTGCAGAAGCGCATTTCTGTCTCGTCGTCGAGTTCCAGGTCGCAGTCTTCCTCGACTTTGTCTTTCAGCGCGTTGTACACATCATATGTGTACATGTTCGAGAGCTTGTCGAGCGCGAATTCCATTTCCTGGGGGCTGTCGGCTTCCCAGAACATGCACTTGTACTTCATAGCCTTGCTGGTTTCTAGGAACTTTATGATGTTCTTGCCGAAGGCGCCCACCGTTGAGTGAAGCTTGCCCTGCTTCCTGTCGGTCTCCGACACCTCGAAGAGTTCAACACTGTCCCTGGAAGCGCAATAGATTGCGGTCATGGTGATTTTTCTCATGTCTTAGTCCTCCTGTTTCTTGTTTTTGTTAATCTCTTTTCTCAAGTCTCTGAAGTTCTGGAACATCTCCCAAACGTTGACCATCGTCTCTTTGGTGATGTATACCAGTTTTTCTTTGAGCGCGATGAGCGTTTCGGTCGCGAGTTCGGCGTCTTCCGCGTCTTTGATGCGTTCGACCAGGCCGTCGGCGACTTCGTCAGTGAACTTTCTGGCTTTCTCTTCCATCACGTCTTCGATTTCGCTTTGCGACTTGTCTCTGGCGGTGCAGAGGTTCTTGAAGCTTTCGTTGCTGGTGATGATGTCGTCCAGCGCATTCCTCAGGTTGAAGCTGAACATGACCCTGCCTTCGGCGGGCCCGTCCAATTCGTTGAGGCTGATCTGTCCGGTGACGATGTTCAGATGAACGTTCGGTCTAGCAATTCTCATTCTGGTTCTCCTTTTGATTGGTGTTTGTTAGTTTGTCGTATGTTTCTTTGTTGTTTTCTTTCCAAAATTCAGCCATGTCTTCGCTTACTTTGTACACGGCCCAGCGTTTTCTTTTTGTTCTTATTGTTATTGTTGCGACAGGCAGCTTGAAAATGTGCCTGATGTCGTGTATTCTTGCGCTTAACCGGTAGCATGTGTAGTCGGCTATTGCGCTTTTCTGTGTTATTTCCTTACCTTTCAGTAAGTCTAACAGTATTCTTTTTGCTTGTGCTTCTTCTTCCATACTTTTCTTTTTAAATTTATAAATTTTTAAATTTCACAAGAAATAAAAATATAAATTTATCTTGCTTTTTATTCTTCTCTTTCTATCTTTCGTCCGCAGTTCGGGCAATAGTTAATGCCGGAGACATGGGCTTGGTAATAGCATTTTTCGCATTCCCAAGTGTTGAACTCTTCGGCAAGGTACCATTGTGTCGTTTCCTCTCGCTCTAGCGTCTTGATTGCGTTGTCAATCGATAAAAGCATGTCGTCGCTGTCTTCAAATATCAGCTCCTTTGCCAGCTCTTTTAAATCGCTTAAGCCTTTTATCGTTTCTTTGTTTGTCATTTTTCTTCCTTCTTCTCCGTTAATATTCCCTTTTCCCTTAGTTTGTTATAAGCAACCGCTTCTTTCTTTGTGCGGAAACATAAACGATCCCACTCAAAATCTTTTTGGCCGTTTGAAGCATACGTATAATCAATCCAAAACCAATCATCGCCATCTGGTCTTGCTTTTATAAACTTTGCTTTTACCGGCTTGAAGTGGTTGTGATAGCCGTCGTGATAATCGTAAACAAGCACCCAAATGGTATCGCCTTTCTTTAAGTTTTTTACGATAATCATTTTGTTTCCTCTTCTTGCTTTGGTATTGCTGGTATATTGGATAGACGGTTTTTTACTTCTTCAAGCTTCGCTTCCGTTTCTGCGAGTTTCTTTTCGTAATGTCTCGCGAGAACAATATATGCTTCGTGTTCTGTTTCGCACGGTTTGTATCTTGCGCTTCCCATTGTCCATTCGTAGTTTTCGACACTTGCTTCCCACCTCTTCTTTGTGGAACGTACAACTTCGCCTTTGTCAAAATCGACAACCCACACAACGGTCTCTTCTTCTTTTACCTTGGCAAGTTCGTCTTTGAGTGCTGATAATGTTGCTTTTCTTTGTCCTAGTTCTGTTTTGGCTAGTTCAACATATTTTTCTTGCAATTCAATTTCACCTTCTATCGCTTGCGATTTGGTTATGCCTACAAATTTGTGGTTGAACTTTGTTGGGAGTAAGCTGTCGGCTTTGAATTCAACGCAATTTTCTTGCTTGCTTATAACAACCGCCTCTGACAAAAAGCCGTGATATATCCATACTTTATCGCCAGCTTTCAGCTGCTCAAATTCTTTTTCTGTCATTCCTTTTCTCCCTTTTTGTTGTTGTTGTGGCTTATCCAAACTAACTCTTCGTTCTTGTTGTAAAACGGGTATATAAGTTTTTGCCCGCAATACGGGCAATATCTTTCCTTCTTGCCTTGCGGTCTGTCTTTAAGCCCTTCCCAGAAAATGTAGTTCTTAACAACTTTGTGGCACGACGGGCATACTGATCTCACATTGTTGAATATCTTTCCCCAGCCGTGAATCACCACTCGTTCCGCAATTTGTTTGTCGTTGTTCATTTTCTTCTTTTTAATCCGTGTTTCCGGCATAAATTATATTAAAAGCTCTTTTCTGACGTCAATGTTTTGTTGATACTTGTTTGCTTTTCCAGCCATGTATCAAAAAGCCATTTTTCCGCCAGCTCGTTTATCTCTTGCGTTTCCGTGAAGAACTCAGGCAGTGAGTACACCTTGCCTATCACGATTATTTGGCGCATGTGTTCCTTGTCCGGCACTAGCATTCCCAGCAGGAATATGAATAGCCCTATCACGGCTATTTTCATTGCGCCCGCCGTTACGTCTTCCAGGTTTTTAACCTTGTACTTGTTCCTTAAGTATTCGGTCATGATCGTCAGCCCTAGGCCTCCCAGAGTTACCATAGCTCCTGCTACTCCCACGGCTGCTTTGACCCAGTTTGCCATTACCAGCATGTAGCTTTCAAACATGTTCATATCGTGTCTCCTATTTGTAGTCTTCCATCAAGAAGCGCCTGAGCGTTTTGCAGCGCACGCTGTCCATTTTCTGGACGTGTTCCCTGTCTTGCGTGTCTTCGTGCGTATAGCACGCCTTGATCTCGTCGGCTTTCAGGTTCCCGCTTTCGTCCAGCGCTCCTCTGAAGCCCAGTTTTACGCACCACTCTTTCGCTTTTTCCAAGACCGTTCCGTCGTCTCCTGTTTCCAGCGTGAATCTGATTGCGTTCGTCGGGTCGTAAGACCCCGGCACATAGAAGGTGACTTTACTCATCTTCGTTTTCCTCTTGGCTTGGTGTTAACTCGATGTCCGGCAGCTTGCTGCCTGAATGGACCGTTATTTTTGTATCCCATTCAAAGAACGAGCTTTCCGGATAAAGTATTATCTTTTCGTCTTTGTAGTCTTTTCTTACGATCTCTTCCGCTTCCGTTTCGTTTTCGGCTTCTACTTGCACCCACTTTTGAAGCGTTTCCGTTATCTCGACTACGTAGTAGCTTTTCATTTTGTTTCCTCCTGTTCGCGCTCTTTCAGCTTTTTCCAATCTTCCGCTATTATCCTTTTTTGGAGTTCCTTGAACATTTCCCTAGCGTCTTCTATCGACATTGTTTTTTTAGTTTGCCAGATGCTGGTTATTTTGATTTCCAGCAGGTACTCAAGTCTCCTGCGGATGTCGCACATGTCCTTGACGTCGAAGTCATAGAACATTATGTCTTCGTCTTTGTATTCCGTGTCTTCCAGGAACTTGTCAAGCTTTTGTCTGCGCTTTTCGTCCACGTTGTTTTTTAGGATGTCTTTCAGCCGCTCGTTTTCGAGTGTGCCCTCTTCCGTCACGCAGACGAATCCGCTTATGGTTTCGCGACTTTTGTCTGGTTCTTCGAACATTAAGCTTAATATGTACATTGTGTTCTCCTTATGTGTAGCTTACCGCCTTTTTCAATACCAGATCGTCTATTATTTCGTCATATTTGACAAATCTCGGGTCTCTGTTGTTTTTCACGTAGAAATATGTGTCTTTGTAATACCCGCGAAAGACGTGGTATCCTGCTTTTACGCAGGCGTACAGCGCTTCGTTGAATTCTTCCGGCGAGAACGCCACCTTTTTTTCTTTTCCGGTTTCTTTGTCTTTGTATGTTACGTTTCTTCCGTGCCTCGGCTCATATTCTCCATGCCCTCCTAAGAAGTAGTCTACCAGAGCTTGTACCACTATCTCCCTTGGCTCTTTCGGGAAGTCATGTTCGTTCTTTTCTATGTTGATATTCATTTACTTCTTCCACAGTTTGTTGGCGATCCTTTTCCAGATGGAGCCCCGGTTCTTTTTGTCCACTTCCTTTTCCAAGACTTCTATTTTGGTTTTCATGAGTTCGTTTTCCTGGCGGAATTTGACGATTTCCTTTTTCCAAAATTCGATTTCTTTCTGCTTGCTTTCCTGTTCTTGCAGCAGCCAGTCGAGCTCGTCGGTTCTGAGCAGCACCGTTTTGTCCACGGCAGCGTGCTCTTCTTGAGATTTCCTTCTCCTTCCGATGCTTTCCTTGCCGTCTTTGGCGCTCTGGAGGCTGAACCAGAAGTTCTCTGATTGCGTCTTGTAGCCCATTCTGTCCATGATCTTCGCATCAAACGTGATCAGCGTTCCTTCGCGAAGCTCGCCGATTCTGTTGAGGTACCAGATTTTTCTCGGTTTAGCGGTTTTCCTTTCCTTTTTCATCTTTGTTCTCCTCTTTTTCTTGTAATTTTCTTATTTCTTTTTGTATGCCCACGCGCCATGTCGTGAATCTTTTGTGTTCTTCGTAGAGGGTTTCTGTGTAGTCGTTCGTCGGTTTCCCGCTGACTTCCAATATCTTTTCTGTCAGCTCTGCGTCTACTACGTCTATCCACGCCAGCTCTTTTTCCAGAACTTCCAGTTCCGTTTTCCCGGCTTCGTCTTTTATTATTTCCACTATTTTTGCGTGGTTTTTGTCGAGCGGCAGCGCGACTGTCACCACGTACTTTTCTTCTTTCACCACCTTGCCTTTTTCCGTGTAAGGAGGGTTCGGTGTTAGGTACCACGGCCACCCGTACGCGTCTTTCTTGAAGACGTATATGTCGTCGCCCGCCTTGTAATCGTTCATCTTGTTCTCCCTTTGTAATATAGGGCCTTTTAACGTCTTGCCCAGGACGGATAGGTTCGCTGCTTGCTTAAGCGGTGGCAGCTTCCGCTTTTTCGGGACCCAGGAGCCTCTTGATGCAGAGGAGAGCCGCGGTCATCGCCTGGTAATACGCGGTCTTGTTGCATTTGACAAGATCGAGCATTTTCTGGCAATATTCCTCGCACTCCTGCTGGGTCTCGTAGATGTTTTCACCCATGCGGGCGAGCATCTGGTGGGAGAACAAAGCGGCAGCGAGTTCTTCCTTGGGCTTGGCTTCGTCGGTCATCCAGTAGCGTCTGGTGCCGGGGAGGAAGCCCATGGCGTGGAAGATCTCGTGCAGGACGGTCATCTTGTCGTGGACAGTCTTGACCGCGTCCTTGGTCAGCGAGATGGTGACCTCGTTGGTGTCTTCGTCGAGCGTGGCCTTGTTGACCTCGTCAGGGTTGCAGACAAACCTGACGCCCATGGCCTTGACCTTATCCACTACAGCCTTGAACTCAGGGCGGGGTTCGCCGTCCTCGGCGACCTTGCCAACTCTCAGCCACTTGAGGCTCTTGACCTCGCGGTAGCCGGTCTTTGGATCGGGCTTTTTGTCGACAACGTAGCCATTTTCGACCACAAATTTGCTGGTGTCAACGCCGCGCTTCTTCGCGTAGTACTCGCTCTCGAAGTCGCCGGACTCGTTGAACACGCTCATGAGGCAGAACTTGTTGATCTTCCCGTTGAAAGAAACGGGGTTGTAATGATCTTCAATCGGCATTCCGGCCTTGTAGGCGTCGATCGCTTTCTTGTTCATACCGCACTTGTTGTGATAACTGTAAAGAGATTTGATGTTTTTGTCCATAGTTTTACCTCTATGTTGTTGAATTTGTGTTGTTTAAAAATATTATTTTTAATTTCACAAGAAATAAAAATATTTTTTATCTTTTCCTATATTTCATGTCGTAGTCGTAAGACGAGTCTTTGTATTCCCATCTCTGCCATTGCATGCAGCTTGACGTTACTTCCGCGTCGATCATCTGCGTTTTTTCCGCGAGCTTGATGATCTTGTCTTTGAAGTACTTGAGAGGGACCTCTTCCGTTTCGTAGTTTCTGAGATGTCCGCTGATATTGACGGTGTAGACGAACTCTCCGAGTTTCGTCTTTGCCTTGTAGATTTTGATCTCGCAGCCGCCTTCGCTGCCGACGGGCATGTAGCTGTCCGGGTCGGCTTTGTATTCGCCCCAGCGCTTGTCCATTTCCTTGTAGAACTCTTCGCTCCAGGCCCATTTGATGTTTCTTTTCTGGCGCTTTCTGTGCTCGGCCCAGTATCTGTCGTCCATGGCGTCTCGCTCTTTGCGGCTCTTGTGGTTCTTTTTCCACTTTGCCCAGCCGCCTTCTTTGCTGACTTCTCGCGGTGTATAGTTGTTCTCGTCTACGACGTTCCATTTGAGTTTCAGGCTTTTCCCGAAGTCTTTGTCCGGCTCCAAGGTCTTGCCTTGCTCAAGCATGAATCTCACTTTGCAATGTACGTGCGTCCAAATGCTCATAATTTGTTTTTTCCTTGTGGAGGGTTGGGGAGGCTTTTGCCTCCCCATTTGTTGTTAGTCCTCTAACTCGACCATCTCATCGATGGCGTTGATGACCTGGATGTCCTCGTCCGTCAGGCCGACGCTCTTTGCAAGGGCGTTTTCGAATTTGCGCTTCTTGCTGTTTAACTTGCTAATGGAATCGAGTGTTACCGCCTTCACAGAGGCGACCGAGTAAGGCTTTTTAGCAGCCATGGTAAACTCCACTTTGTGGGTTAATTGGTGATTATGCTGGGCAGTTTAGCGACTTGCCCGGGTCGTCCAGGAGGCAATCAGAGGCCTAAAGCCTTCAATCTGAGTTCGATTTCGGCTCTGAACTTCCTATTCTTGGCTCGTTCCTCGTCCCTGGCCTGACGCTCGTCGAGCTTTTCAACCTGGCGCCTGAGGGAACGCTCTTTGCGTTCCTGCTCTTTGCGTTCCTTGTTGATGGCTTCCTTTGTCCAGATGACTTGGATTCGTCCCTGGCATTTGAGCGCAGCGACTTCCGAATCCACCGCCGTGTTGTCATAGATGACTTCACCTGGGTAGCGCTCCATCTGCTTGGCCATGCGCTCGACCACGTGCTGAGGCACGCCGTGGATGTTGCTGCGGTTGCCCTTGACGTGGATGACCTGGAAGTAAGCGTTGTACTTCTTAGCCAGCTTCCTGTAGAACTCGATGTGCGCGTTCTTGACGAAGGTGTTGGCCACAACGACGTACTTGCCCACGGCGAGGAGACGCTCGGCCTTCTGCTGGCAGTAAGCTATAGCCTTGCCTATGTACAGTTTGTTGTACTTGTACTCGAGATCGTCGTCGGTGAAGTAGTCGTCTTGTTCGACGGGAGCGACGGGCTGAGTCAGGCAGAAGTGCGCGGCGAGCTGCTCGGCAGCTTTTCTGGCCACGGTGGACTTGCCGGAACCCGGTATGCCCTTGAAGATTAAGAGGATTTTGCGACCGCGAGCGGCCTCGATGACGCTGGTCGTGATGCCAGCAACGTTGGCAGTGAGGGTGCCAGCCGTTTCAACTTTGCTCATAGCTTGTGCCTTTGAGTTGTGGTTAATTGTATAAATCCTTGTTGTTGGTGGAGGTGGCGGGACTCGAACCCGCTTCTCAAGCTTCCCTTTTCGGGCTTAAGCCTGATCGACGCCTTATCACCCCCATGCACAACAAATTTGTTAGTCCGTGAGGAAATCCAGAGCATCCTCGGCGATTGCTTTCGCCGTGGTTTCTATGTCCTGGAAACGCCTTGTGGGGCTGTTGCTCTTGCCCCAGTAAAACTCACCGTCGAACGACTTGTACCAGCCGCCCGTGATTATCGAGCTTCCGGTTGTGTCAATGGTCATAATGTCTACGCAAAAGACCTTCTCATCGTTCCCTACCGGGAAGTCTTCCATATCGTCCTGGCTTGTGCCGATTTCGAAATGTGCGCACGTGACAGCTTCTGGATGCTCTTCGTTGACGATGTCAATCTCCTGGTTCCTTTCTGTGTCCTCGATCGTCTTGTTAAAGACGTATAGCGACCTGACGGTCGTGCACTTGGGATTGGAGTAAAACAGAGCGTACTCCCTGAGCAGCTCCTTTACGAGGTCGAAGACTTCGTAAAACTGCTCTATGTTCATGAATTTGCTAAACATATTGTCCTCCTTGGATTATGAAAATTTATATATTTTTTATTTCACCAAAAATAAAAATATAAATTTTAGACTTGTAAAAGCGGGCAGTTTCCCTTCTTACCCAGGAAGTGGCTGTACTAGCGATGTATGTACTTACTTGTAAGTTACTTGCCGTTCCTTATGGATTCCCTTTCTTCCATGAGAATCTTGCCGAGCATGTTCTTGCCATATCCGTTGCAGACACCCCAAAAGGTGTCGCCCCAGGTATTGCCTTCTACTAGCTCTTCGTCACCAGTGTCGATCAAAAGCTGTCTGAGCTCAGGGTTTTGGAACTTCTGGTGAATGACCCACTTCATGACTTCGACTTTAATCTTGTCCCAGTCCGGGCGAAGGCTAACGCTTCTGCCGAGCCTTTTCGCCTCTTTGCCCGAGAGCCCGGCGAACTTGGCACGCTCATCCATGTCTTTGGTCTTGAAAGACTGGAATACGGCTTCCGTGCAGGTGTATTCCTTGCCACCCATCGTGATGTTCATATTGAACATGTTGGAGAGGAAGAAATACTTACCTCTAAATCTGTCAATCATATTTAACTCCTTTTATTTATTTCTTGTTATATGAAATTAATTATTTATTCCACCAAAGAATAAAAATAATTTCTGTTTTTCTTTTCTTTAATGTATATATTATGTAACATTATGTATATAACATATATAATCTTTATTTATATGTTATATATTATGTTATCTTTTCTTTTTGTCTTCCCTCTTAAAATCATTTTATTTTATATTCTTTCTCTCCCTTCATTCTTGGTAAGGTATATGTTATCTTGCATCCTACTTCCCTCCCGTGCAAAGCGCTTCGCTTGTCTCGCGCGCTCCCGAATCCGCGCGCTCACTTGTGGCTCTTAACGTTCGCGCTCATCCCGCACAAGGGCTCTGCGCTCACGAGCCACTTGAGTAGTACACTTGTGAAGCCTCGTGCACATATGATAGCAAAAGTTTCACAAAAAGTCAAGAGGTGTGTTTTTGTGATTTTGGCACCTATGATACAGTAAAAAAAGTGGAGGCACACTTGCGTGTGCCCCCGCTTGTTTTCCCCTTAGAAGGGGAGGAGCTGGAAGCCCTTGCCGGCATCCTCGGAGAGGACGACGATCTTGTAGCCAGCCTTGCGCATGGACTGGATGCCCATGTGCTTGCGCTTGCCCTTGTCCTGCCAATCCGCGTCGCGGAGGACCTTGGTGGAGCCGAAGCGGCCCTCTTCGTCAACCTCGATCGCGCTGGCGTAGCACGCTTCGGTGAGCGTGTTGCCGCAGATGCCGCAGATGACGGACTCGGGGCCCTTGGCGCCGTTCTGGACGAAGCGCTTGAGGAGCAGCGTCGCAGAGCCGTTGGGGAAGACAACCGCGAACACGGAGTTGCGCGGAGTGTTGTCAATCTCCTTGACAGAGGCTACTTCGGTAACCTTGCCGGCTTTGTAGGCCTTGTAGAAGTTCTTGACGGACTTTTCGAGAGAGGAGAAGGTAAAAGCTTTGGTGTTCATAGTGTGAATCCTTGTGTTGTGATTAATTGGAAGTTAATTTATAATTTTTATTTCACCAAGAAATAAATGAAATTAACTTCCACTTATTCCTTGGTGAACTTGTTATTCAGCCTTGATGCGGTTGCGGATGCGCCTGCTCAGGTCCTTCGCCATGAGTTCCGCATCGTCGCCCAGCGTCGCAAGGTCGTCCTTTTCATCGTAGAACATCCAGTACGCATCCGCTGTGATGTTGCCGCTCATCCTTATGACGAACCTCATCCTGAAGGTACCTTTCATATCCGGTATGAAACCATTCTGCATCTTCAGTTCAAGTTCGTTGTCGGAAAGCTTCTTGAGCTCCACGAAGAAGTTAGCACTGCTCAGTTCATAGACCAGTTTTCTGATGAAGCCTTTCGGTTTGATAAGTTCCATATTTTCCTCCTATGGTTAATTGTTATTCATATCACCTGATATAAAAGATTATTTATATCACTTGATATTCAACATTGGTGTTTGGTTTGTTATGTGTGTGAGGAGAGGATCGGGGTCACTTATGCAATAGTAAATAAAAAAACAAAATATACTCAAGGGTCAACCCGTGCGTCCTACTTGACTTTTTGGAAGCAAGTTTGGTAGATTATGCGCAAAAGCACAACATATGGTAGGGTGTCACTTAACCTGATACAAGATATGGCGTACGTTAGGCGCAAGAAAAAAGACAAAGAGATAGACGAAACCGGCGTTATAGCCGAGTGGAAAAAGGAGTTCAAGCTTGTGGTGATGACGGCTGTAAAGGCCGGAGCTACGAAGAAGGAGCTCCAGGAAAAGGTATTGGAGAGCTTTCTCGACTATTGCGGGAAGGTTGATATTAGCGGCGAGGACATGGTCGATATGGTCATGAAGATAGCGCCGACCAAGGAGGACATCAAGGAGAGCGACTTGGGCGCTCCTGTCAGCTATGCGAAATTTGCGGAGAGCATAATAGAGGACAGGGACGACAAGGTTGCCAGCGACTATACGATACAGGCCGAGGAGATGCTTAAGAAGGCCGAAGCCGAGAAGATAAGCGCGCAGCATGTGCAGCCGTTCAAGTACGGCGAGGACATCACCTATCCTGCGGGGGTCACTTTCGATGCGCAGTCCGAGGCAAAAAAGCAGGGCTTCTCCGAGGTAACGCCACCTTCTGACGACGAGGACGAGTTTAGCAGGAACATGCGCAAGTTCGATGCCAAGGAGCTTGTCGAGGCTGCCAAGCGTCATAGTGAGGAGATGGACAACAAGCTTATGCGTGTGCGTGCCGCGGCTAAGAAAGGCGGCGTCATCAGGGACGTCAGGGAGAGCCTGAGGTTTAACGGGCTCAGCTTTTGCGAGGCTCCCAGTAATCCGTTTAAGGGAGTTCCCGAATCGGAGCGGCCTTCTCTTAAAGACGACTCAGAGGACAACTGATGCCTTATACTCCCGAGATGGTCAGCTATGCTCTTGATCCCGCAAGGTATGCAGAGCTCAAGATCAAACCCGAGAGGAGCCTCACCCCCATCGAGGCAAAGCTTCTCGCCACTCAGGAGCAGTTCGACGCCAGCAACTTCGGCTTTTTCAACGTTTATTTGACTGAAAAACAGTGCCATATCGTCGAATGCGCCAAAAAGTACAACGAGGTTATCATAGAGGGCGGCGTCCGTTCCAACAAGACCTTCGGCATTGCGTACTTTTCATGCTGCCGTCTCGGCAACTTTTATCCCATAGGGTATGTTCCTTACAGGACCAAGTACGGCGAGCGGATTTTCAGGCCCATTTTGAAAAAGATGATCCTGCCCGACACCAACCCCGTGGCAAAGGTGTGGTTTTCCGTCCTTACCCGTCCTCTCGGCGCGGCTCCCGGCGGTCTCCAGCAGACTTTTATGGCCCTTTTGCCTAAGCCGTGGCTAAAGAGCAAGCATACCGTCGGCGGCATATACTTGACCAGTATCGAGCTTGTCAATGGCGCTCAGGTGGAAATCAAATCGGCTGACGCTGGCCGCGAGGCTTATCAGTCCGCCACTATCGATCTGCTTGTGGCCGACGAGGGCCATACCTGGGAGGTCATATCTGAGGCTACTTCCCGTTCCGGTTCCTATCCCCTTAAGTTCATATACGGCTACTTCCCGATTCCTGAAGAAGGCACCACTTGGGTCAAGGAAAAGTATATCCAGCCTGAAATCGAGGGCAGAACTCCCGCTTACAGAAAGGTCATCAAGGTAAACTATCTTGAGAACGCCTTTATTCCCAAGCCCAAGAGAGACGAGCAGGTCGAGCGCTGGATAGAGAACCATGAGTTCGAAGAGCGCGCCTACGGCGACTTCGGCGAAATCAAGGGCCTTGTTTACAAGGAGTTCAAGCGTTCTACCCATGTCATGAACGCCATGGACATCCCGGCTTTCAAGGCGAACGGCGGCGAGCCTCCTGATCACTGGAAGCGATTCTGCGCTATCGATACTCACAACTCCAGGAAAGGCTGCGCGGCGGTCATGTGCGCCATCGATCCTGCCACAGGCAGGCGGTATTATTACAACGAGTATCAATCCAACGGCGATCCCTACACCTGGTTCGACTATTTCAACAAGCTTCATGCTGAGCATCCCTTCGAAATGGTCTGGATCGATCCGTCCGCTTTTGCCACTGACGCTTCCGGGTTCTCCATCGGTGAGAAGTTTATGGAGATGACTAATCTTCCCATGGAGAAAGCCTTCCGAGACAGGGCCCAGGGAATCCGAGCCGTCACTCTTGCGCTTAACCCGCTCCGTCTTCCCGACGGATCGCGGCCTCTCGACGGCCTTCCCGGCATGATTGTCTGCGAGCATTGCTACACAACCATAAGGCAGCTCGAGACTTATGCCAGGAAGTCAGACGTTTACACCGACGTTTTGAAAGTTAATGACGAATATTGCGACTGCGTTCGATACATAGAGGTTCAGGAGCCCCAGACGTTCTTTGGCGTTAGTTACGTCAATGACGACGTCAGCCAGCTCGACCCCGATGAAGATATTAATTTTAATCCAAACCTTCGCGTTATATGAGTTCAAAACTTTACCGTCATTTTTCCGAGGATCTGCTTTCGATTCAGAAGCTTTTTTCTGATGTCGAAAACGGGTATAAGTCAGCCGACAGTGCCTTCCGTGATTTTTTAACCGCCTTCGGTGGTTATTATGTTTACGTTCCCAAGAACAAAAGGCCTAAGGCTTCCCGCATCTTACTCCTTCTTGACGAAGGTCTTACGCCCGCTCAGATATCCGAGCGGCTCGGCGTTACCAGACGCTGGGTCTATTATGTCCGGACAAAAAGAACGCAATAAAATAATTCTTCCCTCTTTTGTGGTACGTTTGAGTCACCATGGAAAATACTGACGATTTCGAACTCGCGTCCGAAAACCTCGAGTTGAAGGAGCTTTATGAGCAGGTCAAGACTCGTTCCGACCGAGCCTTTTCCAATCTGTCCTCTTTTCACGATGAGTGCCGCGCAAACCTTAAGGCTCTCCACTCCTGGGAGAACCGGCGTTCCTATACCTATCACAACAACGTAGACGTTCCGCTTTTCTATAAGGTTGTCGAATCGTTGGTTCCCTACGAATCTTCCGGAACACTCGAGCCCGGCTGCACAGCTCTTCACCCTGAAGACGTTGAGGCTGCCACTTCTATGAATCAGCAGCTCAAGTATTTCAATAACACCCGGGAGGCGAAGCGCGCCAGATCCGAGGCCGTGCTCTGGAAGATTCTTTGCGGTATCGGTTTCCTTAAGGACGGCTGGAACTTCAAGCAGGATCGCCATAGGCGTTGGGTCAAGGACGACGAAGAGCTCGTTTATCTCGCTTCCGAGTCCGATGACAAGGTTCTTAAAGAGCTTGCCTCCTCTATTCAAGAGATGGGCCCTGACACTCCTCCCGAAGAACTCGAGCAGCACAACGAGGAAGTTGTCAACGCCATAAAGGAATATCTCCGTCAGCCAGGCGAGAACGGCGAGCCTATCTGTCCGTCCATCACTCCCTCCGGTGACGGATTTATTATTTACGATATCGACCAGTACGATGCTCCCGCTCTCGAGGCCATTCCCACTTATGACATCGCCTGGCTGGGCACCGGCCACGATATACAGAAATACGAAGCCATTTATCATCGCTATTATCTGAGCAAGACCCAGCTGGCTAACATAATTCGCGACTCTAAATCTAATAAATCTTCCGGCTGGGTCAACCTCGATTACGTTTATAAATATACCGACCTCCAGAATACCGAGTCCGAGATCCTTTCCCAAGATTGGGACAAGACTCTTCCTGAGGCCGCTTCCTTTGAGTTTATAGAAGAAACCAGGCGCGACGAAGACGGCGAAATAGTCGTCACCACTATTTGCCCTAAGGGCGAGTGCGTCGTCCGCCACATGAAGTCTCCGTTCTTCCACAATCAGTTTAACTATACGCCGCTCGTCATGAACCAGAGCGTTTCCGACATCCGCGGCACTTCCGTTTTCAGGCCTATCGAATCTCTTTGTATGGCCATTGAAAAGCAGCTGAACTCTTTGCTGGACAACAGCGACATTATTCAGAATCCTGCATTCCGCGTTTCCAAAGGCTCAATGATGACCGATCGTCAGCTGTCTTTGTACGCTGGCAAGATCATACCCGCAAGGCAGGGCGATCTCGAGCCTATCGTTATCCCCGATATCCGTTCCGCCACCGTTGAAATAATCAATTACCTCATCTCGATGATCTATTCGATCACCGGCTGCCCTGAGGTGCTTGATTCCGTTATACCTATGATGGGCAACGGCAATGGCAAGGCCGATCTCGAAGAGCTCAAATTCAGCACTACGGCACGCCTTAGGGCCTCTCTCAACGCTGATAGCATTGCGCTGTCCGGCTTGATGGAACGCGAATGCTCCAATATTATGCAGTTCTGCCGTTATCCTAGGAAGATTCCTTTCACTAACAATGGCAAGACTGAGTACATTGATTATGTTCCGAACTTGACTTCCGGTTCGTTCAAGTTCATGACCGACGCCTCTACTATGCTTGCTCCTGATCCTTCCGTTTTGAGAGCCCAGCTTACCAGCCTTATCAACATGGCTCCCGGTTTGGTCGTCGCTCATCTTGACGAAGAGTCTGGCCAGCTTGTTCAGCGTCAGCTTCTTAACATTAGAAGCATCCTTCGCATGTGGGCCGAATATTCGAACGTCGGTGATACCGAGCAGTTCTTCGTTCCCACTGATTCCGTCGAGGCCATTCCTGCTCAGGCTTTGCCGCCTGTTCCTCAGCCGCCTCCTCCCGAAGAAGAGCCTCCTCAGGACGGCCAGCAGCCTTCTCCTGATCGTGGTGGTGTGCCTCCCCAAGGCGGCGCTCCTGGCGGCATGCCTCAGCAGCCAGATCCCGCGGCTATTCTTAGCCAGGTTCCTCCGGAAGTCTTCGTTCAGATATTCTCCCAGCCCGATTCCCTTCAGATGATGGTCCAGCAAGGCGCCATTCCTCCCGAGGTCGCTCAGATTCTTGCCGAGTTTGTTCAGGCTGTTATGCAAGATCCCTCTGTATTGGAGCAGCTTGTTCAGCAGGGAGTTATTATGCCCCAGGTCGCTCAGACCATTATGGCTGTTCTGAGTCAAATGAACTCCGCTCAGCAGCCTATGATGCCTCAAGGTGCTCCTTCCCTTTACGGAGGCGCCGTGTCCGGTTCCCTTCCTATATCCGGTTCTGCCACTCCAACCCCCATGGGTCCTTCTATCCTTTCTTCTGCCCAGCAGGTTGGCCCTTCCATGGTTCCCGGTTCTCCTAGTCCCGCCCCCGGCGCTGCGCCTCCCCCCTCTCCTTTGCCTTCTGAGCAGGAGCTTCAGCAAATGGTCCAGATGATCCTCCAGTATCCTCCTGAGATCTCTCTTAAGGCCATGCTCCAGCTTCCTCCCGAAGTCATTGCCATGCTTCTTCCCTATTTGCCTCCCGAGTTCGTCCAGTGGTTCCTTTCTCAGATCCCGCCTGATCTCGCCGCCTACCTCTCCAATCCTACCGGCCAAATCCGCATGGATGGCGGTCTTAGCATTTCCCCTGAACAGGCTTTGGCCATGGGCGGCGGAGGTATGCCTTCTTCCGGCGGAGCCGGAGGTGGCATGAATACCGCTACCGGCACTAATGGTATGCCTCCTCAGCTCGGCGGCGGCCAGCAAGCCGCTGCGCATCCAGTAGTATCTCCTCAGCAGTTGAGCGTCAAGTCCAGGACCTCTGACGTTCGTCAATCCGCCAACACTATACAACAATAATGAAACGCTTTTTTCTTCCTTTTCTGGCCATCTTTGCTTCCGCTTGCGTTGCTGGCTATTTGGCTTCAGATTTCAAATCCGTCTCCTTCTCCGCAAACTCAAACTGGAAGCGAGTCGTTTTT